TCTCTGGATGGAAGAGAGGAATATAGAGGATTTATGCAAAATATCACAGAATAGATGGTATAACTGTTGTAAATATATTTATGAACATGTATTTAAAGTTAATCCAAAGTACCTGAAGGATGATAATAATATTAATAATGCCTATGATACAGATAAGGTTAACGAGGTATTAGATATATATATAGACCTGTGTAATGACTACGAGAAAGTAGTGAATATTGTTGGGTTTACATTCTTTACCGGAATACACAGAGACACGTTAAACGGATGGGTTAATGGCGTTCAACTTGCCTCATCAGGTTCCGACATTTGCAAAAAAATTGACGAAATGCGTGAGGAAAGTTTGGTAGGTTTACAGGTTTCCGGCAAAGGAAACCCCATGAATTACATGCCGTCACTGAATAAGTACTGCGGCTTCAATATGCCGGGCGTTAGAGATCAGGGATCCAGAGTAAGAGCGTTGACAGCTTCGGAGCTCCCCAAACTGGGAAGCGGGAATTGTGCGAGATTGCCGGACAACTTTGACAATTCAAGCCCGGATAATGGTGAAATCGTGATAGACAATTCAAACAATTTAAAGCCCAGTGTTTAATGGTCTTAAGGCGCATTAAATCGTTGATACATTACGCAAAACAAGGGTTTTGCGAATAGTTGTAAAATACGAATGGAATTGAACGAACAATTCAAACAATTTATCAATGTTCAAAGCATGATTCTGCATGGAGGGGGAGGGGGTTTGATAGGTTGAGAAAATCAGCGCTACTAAGTCCTTTAAATATCCTCAAAAACAAAAAGAGATTGGATGGAAAAGCATGAGAGTAGTATCACAAAGCAAAGACGTTTCGCTTGATTTTGACCGAGCGGTATTCACAGCAAATCATGGAATGATAACTGCTATGGTTGATGGAAAAACGTTTACCATTGGGACGTATGCAAATTTAGGTAGAGAAAAAGAAGTATTCTCTGATATGCACAAGGCATTTTCGGCTTTTCAAGTTATTAGCACAAACATGGATAAACAACAGGTGGCCGAAATGTTTGCAGTATCTAAAAACATATCGATCAGATGCGTTGAGATGAATGATCCTTGTATGGGAATAACTGTATTTGATAACATGGTCTATTACATGCCGGAAAAGTAGTGTTAATATAGCGCTATCGCCAAGCGGTAAGGCACTGGATTTTGATTCCAGTATTCGCAGGTTCGAATCCTGCTAAAGAAACTTGTGAGAGGAAAACAACCATGGTAATTATTAAAACGATTATATCGACGCTGGATGTTATTTTTATGCTGATACTATTTGTATCTGGCAGAGAATCCAAAGACAAAGAAACAGCAATTGCATTATGGGTACTTGTGATGTTGCTGTTGATGAACATGTTTCTGATGTGGAGGTAACAGAATGTTTTATAGTCCAATATTTGGTATTTGCTTTCAGCTGCCTATCATTTGTGCAGAGGAAAGAATACATATAACAAAATCAAAGGAACCGGACAGCACCGGAGATTTACTCAATCTGGATAGTGACGCTGAGCACCAGTCTGAGAAGTCGGAGCATCCAGTATAGCTTAAGTCCACTGGCATTCGGTTTTTGCAAGAAAAAACTCGGCGTAAGCAATTATTCGGTGTTAGTGGACGTCGGCAAAATAAAAAGATCAAAAATACTATCATAAACGGCGCGCTATGCGCGCTGTGACGGAACGTAGCGCAGATGGTAGAGCACTCGGCTTATATCCGAGCGGTCGCAGGTTCAAGTCCTGCCGTTCCGATTGAGAGATAAGTGTAAAGCTTATCTCGGAATACGAAAAGTTCGTATTTCTCCTTTCGCCACTAGGACGTTTCTGTTAAGGACGGTGCGAGACCGTCCGGTGGTGTTTACCGCGGAAAGCGGTATTAGGCATAAGACTGTATGGTTAAGGTGGTATCCGCCTGGTAATTTCTCTGATGAGCAGTTCCTACAGCAGTCTATTGATAGTTCGGGCATCTATCCCACGGTGCCTGAACTGTCAAAAAGTGAGTTTCTGGTGAAAGGCTGTAAACCAGATAGTGCAACGCATGGCACGAAAAATATGATTGCTAACCGTCGTATGGCGGTTTCGAGGCGAAGCTCGTAGGCTGGAGCGTTCATAAAAGTGAATGTCGGGGGTTCGAATCCTTCCGCTTCGATGGGTGTTGTTGCCAGTACACCCCTAGTGCGTTTATTACAGAAATGCAGGTGCTAATCAATATACCGGTTAAACTTAGCACAGGGAACTGGATTGAGCGGTTGCCATTCAAAAGATGGCGCCAACCGCTGACTAAAAGAAACTTGCACTTGGGGTAGTGTGGAGCAAGTAAAAAACGGAAACTGCTCGGCTATGCAGATATGGTGTAATGGTATCACAGGAGATCGCTAATCTCTCCAACGAGTAAAATCGTTGTCAAGGTTCGAGTCCTTGTATCTGCGCTCTTGCCCGAGCGAAAATCCTAGGTATGCCTTGGGTGTTGATGTGTGACGGAATAGGTAAACGGAATTGTCGTAGAGAATTGGTTGAAACCGACAACATAGATGACCAGATTGTACACTCCTGCGTGGTGCAAATCCATGCCACATCAATTTTGTATATCCGCTTAGTAAGGTTCTTTAATTGGAGATATGAGAATGATTTTAAACTGTGTAAATTGTGGCGCACCAATTGAAAGAGACAAAAAAGCGTGCCCTTATTGCAAAACTCCATATGGTTTTCGTACGAAGATAGAACTGGAACCATATATTGATTTAAACGGAAGGATTTGCAGACATGAACCGGAAATGATAGAAGTAACAACTTTGGAAGATTGTGAACATAGGTTTATTAGGAAGTGATTGAAATGTGTGATTTTTGCAATGGGAAAGAATCATATAAAACTGCATATGGAGAATTTAAAATCAAAAAATTTGGCTATATAAATGTTATTCAATGCCATATCGATAAATGTCCACAGTATGCTAAATGTTGTAGCAATGGAATGAACGTAGCGATAGCAATGGAAATTGAATTTTGCCCGATGTGTGGTAGAAAGTTGGTGGAAGAATGACATGCTATGAATGTGCTTATTTTGGAATTGAATGGAATGAATTTTTGAAAAAAACGATAGAATTTTGTAACCATCCAGAAAAGTATATTCCTCCAGTAGGATTTGCTTATAAAGAACACGATTGCGAATTTTTCAAAAACAAATCTGGGATATCAAAATGGGACTCTTATTCAGAAAAAGAAAAAGAACAGGCATTGAGGTATTTTCGTGAAAACTATCACAAAAATCCTATTGAAGGTTTAACATGCGAGGGGGGGGCTGAAATGAGTTTCATTGAATATCTAAAAAATGTTGATGCAAACTCATAAGGAAGAGAAGGAGTGTATGAAGCATGATTGTTAATATCAATAACAGCACATACGAGATGAACAGCAAACAGTACAAAGCAGTTCTTGATACGGCGAGCAACGCTGTTACCTGCGGCATATACGCTGTGGAAAAGAACAAGGTAGCAATCATGCTTCGAGAGGAATATAAAAGCAAGGAAGAGCTGAAACAGGCAGTTGGTAATTATACGGCGAAAGGGTTCAAGGTGCATTGGAAATGAAAAAAACACGTTCAAAAATTATAATCAAAACTAGAAAAGGCGGTTACACAAAGATTTATGCTAACGGAAAATGGCAAAAGGGAGTGTATAATATTGATTTCCATGCTGACTGCACGCCATTGAGATATCCGTACATAAAAGTTTCATGCGAATTTGACAAAAATAAGACTGATAAAAACGGTTCGGTTATTTACGACCCGGAAAAAGAAGAAATTGCAAAAGAACACGTAGTTGCAAGAATTTAGAAGGAGATTTTATGAAGAAGCTATTTGTAAGCGTGCCAATGAAAGGCAGAACAGAGGAAGAAATCAAAGCAAGTATTCAAAAGATGAAGAAGATTGCTGAAATCTACGAGGGTGAGGAATTGAAGCTTATCGACAGTTATACTAAGAGTACCCCACCTAAAGATAGTAAAGAAGATGTATGGTACTTGGGCGAGAACCTTAAGAAACTGGCACGGGCTGATGTATTTATTGGAATATGCGAGAGCTACGATTGGAACGGCTGTAGCATTGAAAGAGAAACAGCAGAAAAATATGGCATTAAAGCATATATGATTCCGGTAAGGTATGTAATTGATGATTATAATGCACTTATGTACAAATTACATCCGGCTTGCGGTGATGCAATGCCAACAATCTAACAATATATTTACCGGCCAACAAATGGAGTTAGTCGCTAACCAACAAAAATTATTGGCAGAGGTCTTAATGCACTTCTGCTTTTTTGCGGAGGTGCTTTTCTTTTGGCAAGTTCAAGTCTAATTTCCACAGTAAATGGATATGAAAATTACATACAGGTGCATGGCGTTGATGAACAGGTTATGGATGCCATGGCAGAAGCGGCAAGGGTAGCTATTCTTACAGAAAAAGACATTGAGTATGGATTGAAAGTTTCTTCCAGGGCAAAGCAACTGGCAGAACAGTTTATTTTTCAATCCACTGGCGGTACACCGTGGGATTTAGAGAAATATTCATTCCAAAACAAGGTATCTTATGAAATTCTGGACAAATACTACGGAATTTTGCTTTTAGAAGCGCAAAACAAAGTTGTGGATAGTGCTTTCCAGTATTTGGAGAAGAAGAGAGAGCCTAAAGAGCGGTTTTACATGCCAAGAAGAAAGCAATTCTTAAAAATCGGACTCATAGATGCGCTGCAAGGCATGATTGATGATAGATATGACATCCTGTGCGTATCACTTGTCCCGGGTGCAGGAAAAACAACGGTTGAAAAAATGTTTCACGCTCTTGTTGCCGGATGGTTTCCGAGAGATTTCAGCCTCTTTTATTCACACAGCGGTGATATTACCAGAATGTACTATGACGGTGTGTACGATATCGTTACAAATACGGAAGAATATACATGGAATGAAATTTTTCCAGATCTTTCCGTGACGAGCACAAACGCAAAGATGGAGCAATTTAATGTCGGGAAGTACAAATCGTTTCCATCCGTACAATGTACGTCTGTTGGTAGTAAGAATGCAGGTAAAGTAAGGGCTTCTAAGTTTTTACTGGTTGATGATATGATCGGCGGCATTGAAGAAGCAATGAATCCCATTATCCTTGATAAATTGTGGGATAAATACGCTGTAGATGCCAGACAGAGAAAGATACAGGACACGGACGGTAAGAACTGCAAGGAAATACATATTGCCACAAGATGGAGCGTACACGACGTCATAGGGCGCATACAAAATATGTACGAGGGTAATCCGAGAGTAAAGGTTATTGCGGTACCGGATGTAGACCCAGTTACAGGAGAAAGCAACTTTGAATATGAGTTCTCCGGTTTTACAAAAGAATTTTTTGAAGACCAGCAATTATTGATGGACGACATATCATATAGATGCCTTTACAAACAGGAACCGATTGAGCGTGAGGGATTGCTGTTTCCGGAAGATAAAATACGTCGGTATCTTAATTTGCCGCATGGAGAGCCGGAGATTGTAACCGGTCAGTGCGATACAAAGGGAAAGGGAACAGACTATTTTGTTCTGCCTGTATTGCAAAAATACGGAGAAGATTACTACTGCGTGGATTGTGTTTGCGATAACACGGCAGATTATGAGGTTCAGTATGAAAATGCAGCAAATGTTTTGACAAACAACAAAGTTCAGGAATGTGAATTTGAGAGAAATGCCGGAGGGGACCGCGTCGCAATGGAAGTAAACAAGCGAGTGGAAGCCAAAGGATGGATATGCAATATCACAGATACACCGACGGAGACAAATAAGGAAGCAAGGATTTTTCAGTGCTCAAACTGGATATTGCAGCACGTTATATTTAAAGACCCATCATCATATAAGCCGAATGAGCCATACGGAGTAATGATGTCTCTTCTTAAGAGATATTCAGTATCCGGTAAAAAGCAGTTGGATGATGTGCCAGATGTATTTTCAAACTTTGCGCTTAGAGTGACAAATGGAAATAACGTAGCCAAAGTAGAAGCGGCAGTAAATCCGTTTAGGAGGTATTGATATGGTAAACAAAGATATTTTAAATCAATACTTAGATTTAAGAGAAGAAGTAAAAGAAGTAAGGAATAAAATTGAAAAGCTTGAAAAATACATAGAAAAAATTGAACAGGAAGGAACGGTTATTGATAGCGTTTCTGGCGGAAATGGTGGAAACCAACATTTTAAAATAGAAGGAATACCATTGCCAGAATATAGGCACAAAAAAACCTTGTTATATTCCAGAAAAACCACCCTCGAAATTTTGGAAAACGAACTTCTTGAAAAAACAAATGAAGTAGAAGAGTTTATTGCAAATATAAAAGATAGCAGAATTAGAAGAATAATTAACCTTAGATTTTTAGAAAATCAATCTTGGAATAAGGTTGCCGACCAAATAGGAGGCAATAACACAGAAGACAGCGTGAGAAAAGCGTTCGATAGATTTATGAAAGAGTAAAGTTGTCCGATATGTCCGGTTTTTTTCTGATATAGTTATAATCGAAGAAGTCAACAAATAGTTGAACACTTTACCATCCCCCATTGAAAGAGCATCGAAGAGAAATCTCCGGTGCTTTTTCTTTTGAAAAGAAAAGAGGATTTTATGGTATATACACCAAAAACAATATATTGCCCGCGTTGCGGAAGAAAAGTTGCCACACACGATGGGCGTTCAACAATGAACATTTCTGTGGAATGTAGGAAATGCCACAAAAAAGTTGTTTTTTATCCGGAGAATGGAAAAACAGAATTAAAATCTCTTCCGTTTCGTGCAACATCCAGCGGAATGACCTTTATTTAGGAGAAAAAAATGAGAAATGACAAATCTCTCCAAGACCTTGTTAAAGGCTGTTATGGTAGAAAAATTTTATATACAGATGTTGAAACCATCACAGCAGATAATATTGTCAATGTGGTGGGAGACTGCATCGGAAATTTTTATTACAACAAAACCATCATAGAATATCTTTGGCGATATTACAAAGGTGACCAGCCTGTTTTATACCGTGTAAAGGTGCAAAATGCTGATATTACAAACAAAATAGTAGAAAATCATGCGTATGAGATTGTTCAGTTCAAAGTAGGACAGACATATGGCGAGCCAATACAGTTTATCAGTCGAAAAGATGATGATGAAATTAATCGGGCAGTGGATGCGCTGAATGACTATCTTGTGGATGCGAATAAACAGGAAAAAGACATTAAAGCAGGAGAGTGGCAGTCAGCAACCGGAACATCTTTTAAGGCGGTAAGATTTGCAAATGGAGAAATACCATTTCAGATTGTTGCCCCTACTCCGATGAATACTTGTGTTATTTATAATCGGAGTACGGAAGAACCGGTGATTGCCGTACAGGAGCTTAAGGACGAAGATGGAAGATGGTACAAACTGTGCTATACAGACAATTATTCATGCAAAATTCAAAATGGAGTAGTTTCTGAATGGAAATTGCACGCATTTGGAAGTATACCTATTGTTGAGTTTCCAAATAATCATGAGAGAATTTCTGATATTGAGCTTGTCATAGGTATTTTGGATGCCATAAACAATATGCAGTCAAACAGAATGGATGGAATTGAGCAGTTTGTTCAGTACTGGGTTAAGTTTGTGAACTGTGAAATCGACCAAAAAACGTTTGAAGAGATGAAAATGAGCCATGCTTTGACGGTAAAGTCCAATAACAAGGATAACAAAGCCGATGTTGAGATTATGACGCAGGAACTAAATCAGAGCCAGTGTCAGGTGGCAAAAGATGATTTGTGGGACAATGCCTTGGCAATATTAGCAATACCAAACAGAGAGTCCCAAAACTCTGGAGGAGATACACAAGGAGCAGTATCATTAAGGGCTGGATGGGATTTTTCAAAGACAAGAGCAAAATTAAAAGACCCAATTGTGAAATCGGCAGAGAAGAGACTTGCAAAAGTTGTCTTAAATGTAATACGCGTTAAGGACAATGATTTGAAATTGTCAATGAGGGATTTTGATGTGCAAATCAATCATAGCCCGCAAGACAATATGTATACAAAGTCGCAAACACTATATCAGCTTTTAGAGTGCGGCATACATCCTCTTATTGCCATTAAAACGGTGGGGCTTTGGGGAGATGCTGAAAAGACATTCCTCTTGTCTAAGCCATATATAGATGCGTTGTGGAAAACCATTGATGATGCAGAAGAGCAGGAACAAAAAGCACAGGAAATTGTAAACCAATTAAATAAACAGCAAAATAAGACAGCTACCGAGTAATCGGTGGCTGTTTTTATTTTATAAAAATTCGCAAAGTTGTGAGCGTAAAAATCAACAGTGTCATTCGGTGTCGTTGCACCGCAAAAATTCGTAAAGACATATCGGAGGTAATCAATGAAAAGAGAAGAGTTAATTGCAATGGGTATCAGTGAGGAAAATGTTGAGAAAATCATTGCTGATTACGGCAGTGCCGTACAGAGAGAACAGGCAAAAGCAGCAGAGCTTAAGGCAAAGGCAGACAGCGCAGATGAGTTGCAGAAAAAGCTGGATGAAATGGAAGCAGGAAACCTCACGGAACTTGAAAAAGCAAACAAGGCGTTAGAGACAGCAAATCAGCAGATTGCAGATATGCAGAAGAAAAACGCCATTAGAGACCAGCGCGAAGCATTGATGGAAAAGTTAAAAATCAATGCAGAGCAGGCAAAATCCGTTGTCAAGGATAATGGAAGCCTTGATTATGACGCTCTTGGAAAGATTACAGCCGAAAAGGAAACCGCGGCAGCGCAGGCAAAGGAACAGGAGATTGCAAATAATTCTGAAAATCCGGGCGGCGGTACTGCAGGTGGAGAAAATAAAAAAACTGCGGACGTAGAGAACGCAGAAAAAATCAGTTTTGGCAAACCTGCAGAAAGTGCAGAAGCCAAAGACCATTATGTTTTATAGGAGGTAAATTATGGGAAAACCGATTGAAAGAGACTTTACACAGAGTAAAGGAATTTTAAAATTCTTTCCTTATGAGGGTGCGGCGTGTATCGTTCCGCAGACAATGGTGTCAAGTGCCGATGCAAACGGAAAGAAGATTGCAAAGGCAGGGACACCGTTCCCAAGCAATGACGAATCTTGCAAAGGGTATCTTCTGGAAGATGTTGACGTAACAATGGGAGATGCGCCTGGAACTTATGTATATCAGGGTTCTATTGACAGCGCAAAGGTAACAGCGAACGGAGTGACCGTGGAAGCAACTGCAAAAGCAGCAACACCGCGTGTTACTTTTTTTGATTAAAAAATGGAGGTATTAGAGAATGGCATTACCATTAGCAGAAGCATTTACCGCAAGAAGTCTTGGGGTTATGTGGAATAATTATGAAAAAACGCTTGGTTCTGCACCTTACTTAGGTAGACAGAAATTTGGAACCAGAAAACAGGACAGCCTTGAACTTAGATTTATCAAAGGGAAAAACGGTCTTCCGGTATCCTTAAAGGCATCCAATTTTGATGCGCAGGCAGAGTTAAGAGATGTCGGTGGATTTTCGGATATTCAGAACGAGATGCCGTTCTACCGTGAATCTTACATGGTAACAGAGCGTGAAGAGCAGGAGTATGCAAATTACCAGTCGGCAGAAAATTCCAACATGGCAAACCAGGTGCTTAGAGAAATCAGCAAAAAACCGATGATGCTTATTGAAGGAGCAAGAGTAGTGCCGGAACGCCAGATTTGGCAGTTATTAGCACCATCTGATGGTATTCCAAGAGTACAGGTAACAATTGGCGGAAAAAGCTACTATGTGGATTATACTTCGGACAATGGAGTGGCGCACAAGAGAGACCATTACAAGGATATCTCCGGAAGCGATACCGATAAATGGTCTGCACCAGAAACAGCAACGCCACTTGACGACCTTATCGAGATTAAACGTGAGTTTGCAAAGAAAACAGGATATTCCCTTGCACGCTTTAGCATGAATACAGAAACATGGGAAATGGTCCTTAAGGCGGAGGACACAAAGAAACAGGTGCTTGGAATTACTGCTTACAATGGCGGTATTCGCTTACAGCAGGGGCAGGTTACAGAGTATCTTAGAGGATACGGCATCGAGATTGAAGTTTACGACAAACTTTACATCGACCCGGCAGACGGTGCCACCAAATATTTTATTCCTACAGGAGTTATTTCAGCGCAGGCATCCGGCGTGTACCTTGGAGATTATGTCTTTGGAAAGACACCGGAAGAGAGAAGCGGAAGTTTAACAGACGGAAACCTTTCTATTGTAGAAACCGGTATTTCGGTGTATACATACGCAACAAATCATCCGATCAACACTCATTGCGTTGTGTCAATGATCGGATTGCCTACTTTTGAGGGCATGGACAGCGTTGTTGTCATGAAAGTTGCGTAGGAGGTGCGGTATGATTGCTGAATACACGGTAAAGCGCAATGGAAAATGGTACAAAGCAGGAGATGAAATCCCGGACATTGTTCTGGGAGAGAAATCTTCCGGAGGGTACACCAAGACAGAGATTAACAGAATGAGCACTGCTGATTTACAGGCACTTGCCGCTGAACATGGGATCGAGGGTGCAGAAGAAATCAGTGGAGCGGAACTGAAACGCATTTTGATCGAGCAGTTCGGATTATAGGTAGGGAAGAATGGACGAATATACAACATTAGAGCAGGTCAAAATCAGACTGAAACAATTTCATATTGAAACCGTTACGGATGAAGATGGTGTTACTTCTGATGTTGTCGTGTTCGACCAGAAAGAAGATAATCCTTACATCGAACAGCTTATCAAGCAGGCAAGAAATGAAGTGGTAAGCAAGCGGAATTACCCGGAAAGCTACACGGATGAAAAAATATCCGAAGACTTGAAACAGTTTGAGGATGTAATCGTCAATTTAGCCTTGTACGACCATTCACAGGCAGGAGAAGCCTATATGGCAAGTTATTCAGAAAACGGCGTAAGCCGTAGCTGGAAAGACAGGGAAAGCTTGTTTGTTGGAGTATTTCCGTTTGTAAAAGCATTATAACCGTATGGGATTCCATCTGGTTAGAAGATTGTGCGTTACGTTTTGCCGACGTCGGCAAAACGTAGCAGGCGGCACACATTGAGCGGTGGTGGGCGGTGTGCCATAAAAATGAAAGGCGGTATATGATTTGACGATTGAAATATCAACAGCAATCATTATAAGCGTGCTGTCGCTTGGTTTTTCCGTCTTTATGGGCTTGAAGAGCAACAAAAGGACAGACAACACGGATCTTGAAGAACGCGTGAGGGAGAACACACGCATTAACATGAAGTTGGATGCCATTTCAAACAACACGACCGAGATCAAAAATGAAGTTTCAGAGATGCGAAAAGAAATCAATTCTCATGACAACAGGATCATAAAGGTGGAGGAAAGTGTGAAATCGGCTCATCACAGAATTGACGGAATAGAAACCCGTCTTAATGATGAAAAGGAGGTTTAATCATGGATATTATACAGTCGGTAATTGCTAACATGACAATTATTCTGGCGATTATTGGTACGCTGGCATTTGTTGTGTCTGTGGTAACACAGGTAATCAAAGGTGTAGGCGTATTTTCTAAGGTTCCGACGGACATCTTGGTATTTGTTCTTTCCATCGGTATCACGGTCGCTGCGTTTGTGGCATACATGCAGTACATCCAGACATCAATTTTATGGTATATGATTTTGGCAGCTATTATTGCAGGATTTATTGTTGCGTTTGTCGCGATGTATGGCTGGGAAAAGCTTTCTGAACTGTGGACGCGGTTCGGCAAGGATGTGAAGTGAAATGCTTGAAATTAACAAGCAAAAAATGAATTATTCGCTACAGAGCGGAAAGGTTCCGGTGTATGTGACGGACGAGGATGGAAACATCGAATATTCGTCATATACCGACTCTGATGGAAATGTAATTTATTACCTCGATAAAGATGGAAACAAAATACCGAAAACAACCGGAGAGTATACCACAGGTTATGAGAAGCCTGTGGTTTTTTATTCTTCAATCAGCAATAAGTTGAGTGAAGCACTTATAAAAGAGTTTGGCGTTGACAATTCCACAAACTTTGTTCAAATTGTCGAGGACAAAGGGAAACTTCCATTGAACGTCGGTTCTTTGGTATGGAAACGGTCAGATGTAAGGTACAAAGATGAAGAGAATACAATCGTTGACGAAAATTCGGCTGATTACATCGTAAAAGGTGTTGCAGACGAGGGATTGACGGTTGATTTGTTCTTATTGCAAAAAAATGTGAAGTAGGTGCGGCATGGGGAAGAAAGTAATCACAATGAGCCTGTCTGAAAAGTCTATTCAGAATGCAATACAAGAGCTTAGAGCCTATCAAAACAGCTTAACATATAAATGTCAACTATTGGCAGAAAAACTCGCGGAAAAGGGCGTAGAGATTGCCAGAGTGCAAATTGCTGACCTTGACGCAATATTCACATCAGAATTGATTTCCAGTATTCATTCAGAATACAAGGGAAGTACCAAAGGAGGCGGGATATGGGCGGTAGTTGCCGGGACGGACCATGCAATGTTTGTTGAATTTGGAACAGGAACCGTAGGACAGCAAAATCCTTATCCAGGGAAACTGCCGGATGGCGTTTCGTGGCAGTATGCAAGTGGAAAAACTATCCATCAGATTTCAGATGGAAGATATGGATGGTTTTATCAGGACGACAATGGCGATTGGTGGTTTACAGAGGGAATGCCAAGCCGACCATTCATGTATCTGACCGCAAATGAGTTGCGGCAGATTGTTACACAGACAGCGAAGGAGGTGTTTGGATAATGGCAGGAAACCAGTGGGTATTTGACCTTGAAATAAACATTTTCTCCAATGTTGCAACGATAGCCAAACCAAAACTCAAGAAAAAATACAAAAGCATGAATTTTGACACTGCATTTACAACGGTTGAAAAGAACCTTGATAAAGACCCTGTTTTCCCGACCATTTACATTCACGAGATGCCGGGGCTTGAACGTGGGGCAGATTTAGAGGGCACATCCGTAAATGCGGTGCAGGAAACAATACAGGTTGACGTCATTACAAACACAAAGCAGAGCGATGCAAAAGGGATTATGGCTATTTTAGCTGATGCCTTTAAACAGATGCGATTTCAAATCACAGCAATGCCGGAGTTTAAAAATGACAGTGAGAAAAAATTTAGAAGCGTTGCAAGGTTCCGGCGGATAATCGGAGCCAACGACAGATTGATGTAAAAGAGCCGAAAGGCTCTATTTTTTATGCACCGGGTGCAAAAAGATGCGCCCGATAACCGCATTATTTGGCGGTAGAAAGAGAGGTAAAAATGGCAGAAGCAGGATTGTCTACGTTAGGCATTACGTTTGGCTATGGAACAGAAACCACAGCCGGAACAAAGCCTACATCGTTTAAACAGCTTACAAGAATTAACGCAATCGGCGGTATCAACATTGAGCCGGAACAGATTGACGCATCTGCATTAGAAGATGCTATTACCAGATATGTAAAGGGTCGCGCAGATACCGGTGGCTCTTTCCCTATCACGGTAAACCTTACGGATGCCACAAAGGAAGAGTGGGAAGCACTTATCACGGCGTATAAGGCGCTTTCCGGCGGGAAAAGAATGTGGTTTGAAACTATTATCCCGGGATTTACCGACGCGTTTTTTGTTGTGGCTCAGCCGCCAGAGCAGATTCCACAGCCGGAGATTGGTCAGAACGAACTTTTGACGGTTGAAATGAATCTTACCATTGAAGAATACAAGGGCATGGACACCGCTGTAGCTTTTACACCGGGGGAATAACACGTCAGTCGAATAGTTCGGTTGGATCGGCTGACGATAACCAGACAACCGAGCCAGAGCTTGAAGAAACAATTTAAAAGAACAGGGCGGTCTTCGGACTGCCCTTTCCCTATATGAGAGGGAGAAAGGGAAAGAAAATGACAAAATTAAAATTTGGCGAGAAAGAATTACAGATCAAGTTTGGATATGAAGCAACCGTGAAAAGCGGAATTATCAAGAAAGTAGCAAAATTAGACCAGATGGAAGATATCGAAGCGGTTGACGAAATCCTTTTATTTCTTCCAGAGTTAATCCTTGTAGGCGCGCAGAAGTTTCACAAAGAGGAACTTGGATACAATCCGGACAATGAGGGAGAAAAGGAACAGCAGCTTGGAAAAGTATATGCCATGCTGGATGATTACTTTGACGGAGAAGATGCAGATGTTCAGGTACTTTACAATGCACTTTTAGCGGAGCTGCTTGAAAACGGTTTTTTATCAAAACTGCTCAAAGCAGATCAGAAAGAAGCGGAGAAGAAAACTCCGAGGAAAAAGTAGAAGAACAGAGAGAACTTACATGGGGAACATATTGTGCGGAAATCCGCCCATTCTGGCTTTTAGTTACAAAAGGGTATGGATTTACCGTGCGTGACATAGACACGTCCTGCCCGGCTGATTTACAGCCTTATGCGGATGCTTACAACTTAGATAAAAAGCAAAGAGACAATGAGATGTGGATGTGGTTTGGAACATACGGATTGTCTGCGGTATCGGTGGCAGTAGAACATTGCCTTGCCGGACGAAAAGCAAAATCAAAGTATATTAAAAAACCAATCAATGAGCAACAAGGGAAAGATGATTCAGAAATGACGGAAGAAGAAATAAAGAAACAGAGAGAGCTATTTGTGGCAAAACTTAAAGTCATGCAGTCAAACTATGAGTTGAGCCACCCAAAACCAGAAAAGAACTTGGAGGTATAAATATGAGAATTGGATCTGCAAGACATGATGAAAATGGGAAATTGACCGGTGGGAGACCGGGAGATCAGACCGGAACAGAAGTAAGTATGCAAAACTTTTATGTTCATAAAAAAGGATGGTATGTGTTAAGACCAAAAACAAAAGATATGGCGGATAAACTGGCAGAATCAATGATTACAGCGTGCAATAATGATAATATTGGCTACTGTCAGGGACACCGGCTTGGAATTGTCAAATATGGTATTAATTCAAAAGTAAAAACAGAAGCAGATTGCGGCACAACGGTACGTGCATGCATTATTCATGCAACTGGAAAAGATGTTGGAAATTTCACCACAGCAAATGAAAAATCTGTACTTCTTTCTAGTGGCATGTTTGATGACATTGGAGGTTATGCGGCAGGAATGGTTCTTTACAATGGAGATGTTCTTGTCACAAAAACAAAAGGTCATACAGCGATTGTGACAAGCGGAAACCCTAGAAAAAATGTAAAAGATCATTTAAACCCATACCCGGAACCTGCAAGGATTTTAAAGAAAAAATTCCCTTGCATGAGAGGGGATGATGTGAGATGGCTTCAGACGGAGCTTATTTATCACGGATGCCTGGATGAAAAAGATAAAAAGGGAAACAGTAATGTGGACGGTATTCTTGGAAATGATACGGCGACCGGTATTGGAACATTCCAGAAAAAAGTCGGAATTACAGTAGATAAGAAATGCGGACCGGTTACAAGAGAAAAATTAAAAGAGTAGATCAAGGACGGTAAGGTGTCACAGCCTACCGTCTTTTTATTTTGCATAGAAAGTTGGTGCATATATGGCAGACATTGATGAATTACAAATAAAAATCAAAGCTGACTCTGCAAAAGCAAGTAATTCCATAGAAAGCCTTGTAAACAGCATGAATAGGCTCCGGGAAAGCATATCGTTTGACACTGCAAAACTTTCAAATATTGCAAGCGGAATCAGAAGCATTTCCGATGCGGCTACCGGATTCAAAGGTGGTAAATCTTCGGAAATCACATCAATGGTGCGGGCACTCAATAAATTTTCTGGTGTTGATGCAAATTCTATCCACGGAATATCTTCTGCTGTGAGAGATCTTGCATCTGGAATAGCAAGTGTTAAGGCTGTTGATACAAGCGGACTCATAAGCATGGTGTCTGCGTTGTCAAAAATCGGTGGCAAGGCATCTACACAGGCGACAAAGAATTTACCGGCTCTTTCTGCACAGTTACAAAACTTTGTACGTCAAATGAACAAGATAGGTGCATTGAATTTTGATATGACAAACATGAGTAATCTTGTAACGTCCATATCAAGGCTTGGAAGCGTTGCAAGCGGTCGTGCGGTAACAAATATACCTTTGCTTGCTGACAACCTTAAATATCTGTTTGAGACACTCTCAAAAGCACCAAATGTAAGCGCAAATATTTTACAAATGACACAGGCACTTGGAAATCTTTCAAACAGATCTGGCGGTGCGATTACTGGATTAAATAACAGCATCAGTAATCTTTCCGGTTCTTTCCTTGGATTTAAGACATCCACAGGAAAAGCATTGATCGGACTCAAGTCATTCACAAGACAGATTTTATCCTCTATGGGGATTTATCTTGGTCTGTACGGAGCGATCAGAGGAATAAAAAATGCAATCGACATATCATCGGCATTAACAGAGGTTCAGAACGTTGTTGATGTTACTTTTGGTGACATGTCAAAAAAAGTCAATGAGTTTGCACAGGACTCTATACGTCAGTTTGGTATGTCAGAACTGACATTGAAACAGACGGCAAGCCGATTCCAAGCAATGGGAACAGCCATGGGAATTGACAGCAGTTTGATAAAGAAAGCCAATGAGTTTTTGAATAAGCAGACAGATGGCTATATTGGTTTGTCTGATTCCATGGCTGATGTGTCTTTGAATTTAACAAAATTAACTGCTGATATGGCATCTCTGTATAACATAGATCAGGATGTTGTGTCGCAGGATTTAGCTGCAATATTTACCGGACAGACACGTCCATTAAGAGATTACGGTCTTGATCTCACACAGGCAACCCTTAAAGAGTGGGCAATGAAACAGGGATTAGATTCTGATATTGCGTCTATGTCACAGGCTGAAAAGACAATGCTCCGGTATCAGTACGTCCTTGCCAATACGCAGACAGCACAGGGAGACTTTGCGCGTACTGCTGATTCGTGGGCGAACCAGATCAGAATTTTAAAACAGTCATTTGAACAGCTTGGCAGTGTTATTGGTGGAGCATTAATCAATGCTTTTAAACCATTCGTAAAAGCACTCAATTCCGTTTTACTGGTTGTTATCAGCTTTGTTACAAAGGTTACAAACGCTTTAGGCGCAATCTTCGGATGGAAATATGAGGATTCCGGTGCAGGTCTTGCAGATAGTTTTTCAGATGCGGCAGAGAGCGCAGGCGATGTTGCTGACAATACCGGACAGGCGGCAAAGAACATTGACAAGATGAATAAGGGTGTCCGTCAGTTTGATGAATTGAAACTGATTACCACAAATGATGGTTCTGGCAAAAAAGGTTCGGGCGGTTCCGGCGGCGGTGGCGCATCAGGCGGTGCCAGTGGCGGTAAACTCGTCAAGACTGATACCATTTTCAAAAATTACGAAAGTGATATTAAAAATCTGAAACAACTTGGAAAATACATCAGTGATGCCTTATCAAAAGCTATGGAGTCTATCAACTGGGATAAGATTTATTCCAAGGCAAGAAATTTCGGCAAAGGCTTGGCAGATTTCCTCAATGGTCTTATCAATCCGAGATTGTTTGGAAATGTTGGTAAAACGATTGCCGGGGCACTGAATACGGCGATTTATGCAACCCTTTCCTTTGGTCAGACATTTGACTGGTCAAACCTTGGAAAATCACTGGCAGAGGGAATAAATAAATTCTTCAAAACATTTGATTTTAAAGCACTTGCAGAAGATATAAATACTTGGGTACAGGGAGTTTACAAGACAATTAAGACCATGATAGAAAATATCAAGTGGTCTGATGTTTGGAAAGGCGTAAAAGATTTTCTTTCAAACATTGATATTGAGACAGTTGAAATTCTTCTCGGAGCGTTTGCTTTGAAACTTGCAGGCAAACTGTTAACAGGGAAAATTCTCAAGGAGACTATTGGGAAATTAATAGGAGCGAAATTCACAGCCGCTTTTGGTTCAACGGCGGCAAAATCATTGCTCTCTTATGCAATTCCTATTTCACTTGCTGTAGTAGTGGCAACGTTATCTTTTACGGTTGGAAAAGATAGCATAAAAAAAGATGTTAATAATTTAGAAAAAGCGTATGAAAAAGGCGGTTTTCTGCAATATCTTCAGGAAAGTTTTAAACAACTTCTTAATCCGTTTGAATGGATTAATGCATATGGCGGTGGAGTTTTGAGCCATGATACTGTGATGGACAAATTAGGCATTGGAAATGGAATGAATGTTGATGAATTTGTCAAAAATCTGCCTAAAAAGGAAGATTACAAATCATTAGATGATTTCCAAAAAGCATTAAATGAGTTCAATGATAATATGCCTAATAAATTAAATGTACCTGACAGCTTTGATCTAAAGGCGTGGATAGATGAATGGAAGAATATAAACGGATTAGATGATGTAGATTTACGAGCAGATGTCGTCCTTCCAAATTTACAAGAGAAGATTTCCGAGTTCAAAGACAATGTCAAAGAATGGTGGGGATTGAATGTAGAACTTCCAGTTCATAACAAATTGACAACTACTCAAAATGATATTTCTTTATGGTGGGAAAATGTAAAGGAATATTGGGGAGAAAAAAAGCTTTCAATACAGACAGAAATAGGAGAAATAAAAGGTAAAATAGAAGAAAAGTGGAATGAAGCCTTAACTTACATTCAGGAGAATATTTTCCCGTGGTTCACAAAAGAAAAGTGGATGGAAGTAGGAAATGGAATAAAAGAGGGATTATCTGCTAAATGGGATGAGTTTTCCGATTGGTGGCAAAAGACAGGAATATATAACTGGTGGGAAAATCATGTAAAACCTTGGTTTACAAAAGAAAAATGGGATGAACAGGGAGACGGAATGAAAAAAGGTCTTTCTGAAAAATGGGGCGAATTTAGTAACTGGTGGAGTACATCTGGAATTGGTTCTTGGTGGACAAATCATGTAGAACCGTATTTTACAAAAGATAATTGGACATTCAGCGGCATTTCTGACGGATTGAAGCAGGCATTTGATAATGCTGTTGCAGGAATTAAGCAGGTATGGAATAATTTTGCAACGTGGCTTAATTCAAAACTGTCTTTTTCATGGGATTCTGTAAATATTGGTGGAAAAGAAATAATTCAAGCTGGCAATATTAACCTCGGGAAAATACCAACATTTGCAACCGGAGGCTTCCCGGAAGATGGTTTATTTTTTGCAAATCACGGAGAAATGGTCGGGCAGTTTAGCAATGGAAATACAGCGGTTGCGAATAACAGCCAAATCGTAGAAGGAATTAAAGCAGGAGTAAAAAGCGCAGTATCAGAAGCATTGACACCATATCTGTCACAAATCGCACAGAATACAAGTGAAAACAGCGGAATTAAAGTTGAATTAGACGGCAAGGTAATATATGACAGTACAGTTAAGCAATGGAAGAGTGAAGCAAGAAGAACACAGAGAAATCCAGTTCCAATATTTTAATGACAAATACCGCCGCTTGTGGTAGAATCATTTTATTACAAGTGGTGGGAGGAAAAGCTATGAATGAAAAAAGTGAAACAAAATTATGCAAGTACTGTCAGACGGAGATTCCAGCTAAAGCAAAAATTTGTCCTAATTGCAAAAAAAAGCAGGGTGGGGCAACAAAGTGGTTTGTTGCGGTGGTTATAGTTGTAATTCTGTTGATTGCCATATTTGGCGGAAACGGAGAAAACAACGATGCAGTTGCTGATTCTACCGAGCAAAATAAAAAAGTTTCTTCTATTAGTACGGTAGATAACAAGGAAGCGACAAGAGAAGAAGTTTCTGATTCTGATTTTTTGGTAAAAGAGTATCTGTACGAAAACACAATAGGAGACACATTAGATTTTTTGATTGTAACAAATAATTCAAACACGGATGTCGCAATTTCTGGAAACGCTACAGCCAAAGATTTAAGCGGGAATTCAATAGGAGCCGCCGACATGAGCATTGATGTATTGGGGGCAGGAGAAACATCTATTGGTGTTTTCTATTTTGATAGTGTGTCCGGAATTGACAAGGTGGATTATACCTTAGATTATGACGAAAACCCATATTATAAACCGGTTGTAAATGATTTATCCGTTGAACAGACATTTAATGATGAAAACGTGACTGTATCCGTGACCAATAACAGCACAAATCCGGCGCTTTTTGTAAGCGCGTATGCAATATTTTTTGACAGTAGTAATAATGTGGTAAATTACAACAGCACATATATTACAGATTCAGACAGTGAGATTAAACCAGGGAAAACTATTTCAGATCAGCTTGATTGCTATGGGAAATACGATCATGCAGAAGTATATTTTACTGGAAGAGCAGATAAATAGAATAATAAACTAAAGGAGAAGAATGTATGTACGACAAAGAAAAAGGGATTTATCCATCTGGAGGATATCTTGTTGGTAGAGATTTACCATTGGGCGGTTATGTTTTTACTGCAAAAAACGGTCAAAAAGGTTGCGTTACTCTTTACAAAAGCTATAAAGATTTTAAAGAAGAGGAAATGGAATTAACCTATGAATACTTTGAAGAAGATTATCATTTATCGCTAATGGAAGATGGTAATTACTTATTGGTGGAAAATGCGACAATACAGAAAATATAAGAGGAAGCGCAGAGATGCGCTTCTTTTTTGATTTATTTAGCACCTATCATACACGGTAGGTGCTATTTTTATACCTATTTTCAGGAGAATAGCCATGAAAAAATATAAACCAATAGACTGGGGTAAGTGCTCGGAAAACCAGACACCAATAGGAAATCCGAATAATTGCCTTGTGGCGGATATTCTGCCGGACGGAAAAACTGAAATCTTATTTTTAAGTGATGATAACGGTGTTCGTATTTGTAAATCTGAAAGAGTAACTTGATTGGAGGTGGTCGCATGGCGTACAGCGGATGGTTGTTAAAGATTGGAAATTACACAGTGCCGATGTCGTTTATGAAAGCAGAGACATACAGTCCATATGTCAACATGCAGGATTTGGACGATTATACAGACGCCAACGGCTATCTGCATAGAAATGCCGTGGAGTTAAAGGCGTTAAAGGTCGAATTTGAAACCCCAGCTATGCTGACAAATAAGACTTTCAATGAGGTTTTAAACAATATTCGAAGTCAGTTCACAAATGCGACAGGGAGAGCATGCTATATCACAGCGTATATCCCGGAATACGACGATTATGTGACGCAGTACGGCTATATGGCAGATTTTCAGCCTACGATATACGGAACATATGATGGAATAATTCATTACAATTCAGTTCGGCTTGCTTTCATAGGGGGTGTGTACGGTGGTTAATTATAAATATGGCGACTTGTTCAAAAAAGATACGGTCGATAAGCAATTATCCATCGTATCTGATGACGGAAAAATCAATATCACAAATACAGAGCTACACCAAGAAAAATTCGAATTGACCGAAAGTTTGTGTTCGGAACAGGAATTGACGTTTGGATCATGCGAAGCCGCCATGATTAAATTCACGGTGTCAAATACATTTTTGCCAATGAAGGGCAGATGGATGACGGTAAGAATGTCCCTTGATGGACATGCAGATATCCCGTTCCAGTTCGGACGATATAAGGTTGATTCTGATACGCCCACGGCAGACAGAACGTGCCGTGATGTGGTTGCATATGATGCCCTTTATGACATTTTAAATGCAGATGTGGCAGCATGGTATAACACTGTCTTTCCATCCCATAAAGAGCAGCAGAAAGATAAAGATGGAAAAACTACGACTGTTACAGTTTATGATCCGGTCACAATGAAGCAATTCCGGGACAGCTTTTTTAAGTACTTCGGAATTGAGCAGGCTGACATTATACTGGTTAATGACAACATGTCTATTGAAAAAACAGTTGCAGTCACGCCATCCAGTGAGACAAGTTCTGATACAGAGGAATCGAGCACCATAGGCGAATCTATGAGCGGCAAGGAAGTGTTGTCCTGTATTTGTGAGCTCAATGGCTGTATGGGGCACATTGGGCGTGACGGGAAGTTTCATTATATTTATCTGGAACAGGAGATACAGGGATTATATCCAAGGAATGATCTTTATCCGGCGGATAATTTGTATCCAAGAGATCCGAAAAGCAACCGTATCGGGAAGGATTTATATATAACGGCTGAGTATGAAGATTTTCTTGTTAAAACAATCAATAAGTTACAGATCCGGGAGCAGAAGAATGATATCGGTGTGATTGTGGGTACCGGAGACAATGCCTATGTGATCGAGGATAATTTTCTTGTATATGGCAAAGGCACAAAAGAACTGAAAGGCATTGCAAAAAATATCCTTTCCAAGATCAGATGGATTGTTTACCGCCCGTTTACAGCGGACTGCAAAGGAAATCCGTGTCTTGAGGTCGGGGATGCAGTGCGGCTGCCGACCAGATATGAACTGATTGAGTCCTATATTCTGAAAAGAACCCTGAAAGGTATACAGGCTTTGCGTGATGATTTGGAAGCGGATGGGGAAGAGTACCGGACAAACGGGGCGAACGGAATACAGAAAAGTATTTTAAAGCTCAAAGGCAAGAGCAATGTGTTGGAGCGAACCATTGAAAAGACACAGAGCACGATAACTGATGTTGAGAAGGGATTGCAGTCACAGATCACGCAGACCGCAACCGAAATTCGCACAGAAGTTAAAAATACAACGGATGGTTTATCATCGAGAATCACGCAAAATGCGAGCAGTATTACAGCAGAAGTAAAAAGAGCACAGGGGCAGGAAGTTGAACTTGCAGCAGCTATTAAAATTAATGAGGACAAGATTACAGCGGAAGTTACGAGAGCAAGCGAAGCAGAGGGCGTTTTGTCCGGAAAGATAGAGGTAACTGCAACTAAGATACGGTCAGAAGTCAGTGCTTCGTTGAAGGCATGGAATATTGATGGCTATGATATTAATTATTATGGTTTTGGAAAACCCCAAGATACTTACCCTGCATCATCCAAATATAATGGACGCAGTTTTTTAGATCAGGATAGTGGAAAATTGTATGGCTGCGATCCGGATGGCGGAATTAACAGCGGTAAATATAAATGGACATTGATAACCACGCTTAAGCAGCTTTCATCCAATATGTCCAGTGCGATTACGCAGACATCAAAGGGGATCGAAAGCAAAGTTACAAGAGACAGCGTCATTTCAGAAATCAACCAGTCAGCCGAGGGTATCAAAATTAAAGCAAAACTGCTTGAATTAAAAGGTTCTATGGAAATGACCGGGGGATATATGCATATTCAAGCGGAAGAGTCTGTAGAAAACCTTATTGAATTTAAACGCAGTGGAACACTTGTACAGATGGGAACGGATGGATTTCGAACAGTGGAAGGGACGCTTGAAAGTCCTGTTCATAAATGTACGGTTCAATATAATCAGGTTTCATTGCATAAAGGCGCAAACGATAATGACCACATGATGATCCATTTAGACGGAGATACCGGAGTAGGTGGATTCAGAGGTGGAGTAATTAATGGATCTGACAAAAGAATAAAAAACACAATTTTAGATTTAAGCAAAAAGCAATCATCTGAGTTTATTTATTCTTTAAGAGCAAAATCGTATCGTTATAATTTCGAAAAAGATGGGTTCCATCATGGATTTATTGCACAGGATGTTTTGAAAAAAGCGGAAAAAGGGTGGAATATTTGTCCAAAAACGTTTTCAGACAGCAATGGGAAAAAGTATTACGGACTGAAATATACGGAACTTATTGCAGATCTGGTAGCCACAGTGCAGTTACAGCATGAAGAGATAGAAAATCTGAAAGAAAAGGTGGAAAGTTTATGATTAACGCAGAAATCCGAGAGTTTGAGAATGACATTATTAATTATGTAAATGCCTGTGAAAGTATTCCGGTTGAGGTTAAATATCTGGTGTTTAAAGATATTTTGCATCAGATCGAATCAGAAGCAAATAGAAATGTGATTGCCGAACGGGAACAGATGGAGAAAGACATGGAAAAGGAGGGCAAGGAACATGAATAAAGCACACGTACCTATCAACTGGGAGAATTACCCAAGCGATGAGACTCCGTTGAACGAACGAAACCTCAACAAAATGGATAGTGCTATCGGCATTATTGACGACAATGTAGTTACCCTGGATGCGACAAAAGCAACCAAGACAGAGGTAGCAACTCTTGTTGCAGACGTGACCTTTGAGGAATCGACCGGAATCATTACGATCACAAAAAAGAACGGTTCTAAGATTACGATTGATACACAGATGGAGAAAATCGCAATCAACTTCGATTATAACCCGACTACACAGCAGATTATCCTGACTCTGATTGATGGCACGAAACAGTACATAGACCTGTCGGCACTGATTACACAGTATGAGTTCCTTGATTCTGATACGGTAGCTTTTTATATTGATAAGGATGGAAAAGTGTCTGCCATCGTCAAAGAGGGTAGCATCGAGGAAAAACACTTGGAGCCAAACTATCTTGCGAAAATCAAAGTGGAAGTGGCAAAGGCAGAGTCAAGCCAGCAGGCAGCGGCAATGTCTGAAATAAACGCCAAAGCAAGTGAGAATGCCGCAAAAGCCAGTGAAACAGCGGCAAAAAAATCAGAGGACAATGCCAAGGCGTCCGAGACAGCGGCAGCGAAGTCAGCTACGGCGGCAGCGGCATCCGAAAGCAACGCAAAAGTCAGTGAGACATCCGCCAGTGAATCATCCGCCACAGCCACGGAGAAAGCATCGTCCGCCAGTCAGTCAGCTGATACAGCAGCCGAAAAAGCAGATATTGCAACTCAAAAGGCTGCGGAGATCATCGGTAAAGCGGAATCTGCAGAAGAAAGTGCAACCAAGGCACAGAGTTATGCTGTTGGTGGTACAGGAAGCAGAGAGGGCGAGGATTCTGACAATGCCAAGTATTACTATCAGCAGGCAAAAGACATATCAGAGGGACTTAAAGGTGGATTGCAGCCACACGGAACAGTTGCATTTGCAGATCTTCCGGCACTTGCGGATGTTAGCACAGGGTGGATGTTCAATATTTCAGACGAATTTACAACCACGGATGATTTTAAAGAGGGAGCCGGGAATGTAATTCCGGCAGGTGCCAATATTTATAAAACATCAGATGAAAAGTGGGACGTGCTGGCCGGAACTCCAGTTACCGGAATCAAAGGTGTAAATGAAGATTCTTTCCGTAGGGGCAATGTAGAACTCACAGCAGAAAACGTCGGTGCAGTGGCAACCGGTGGAGATACAGCAGAGAATACAGCAACTTTTACGAGTAGTGATGTGGCAGACGGATCAGCGTCAGCGTGGACGACTGTATCAAAATTATCAAGCGGCGAAAAAAACTCTTCAATTTTTGCAAAGGTGTCACAGATGTTCAAGAATGTGCGGTATCTCTATAAAATGCTTGGAACGACAGACATTTCTAAGATTGGGAATGGCACTTGTACCGGGGCGATATCATCGTTAAACAGCGGTTTAGCAAATAAGTATTTTATTAAAATAATGAAAAGCGACTGGTCTGGAATTATGGGTTCGCTTATGCCAATGTTTAATATTAATAATGATAATATGATAGATCTCATTGCACACAACGAGCAGAATGATACTTATCCTGGCGTACGAGTTGCCCGTGCTAGTGCAGATTATGATGGTAATAACATTCCAGACACATATTTAAAAAAGTCAGATGCCAAAAATAATGTATCTGCCTTATCCAATACTGCAACAAATTATAATGACCAAACTCCTGTCGTGCAGTATTTCACTGTCCCGGATGATGGGTATTATCTTATTACAGGTCTTGTCACTTTCAGTTCAAACGCAAATGGGTTTCGTGAAGTTTTTATAACAAATACAACATCTAACTATGTCATGGGACGAGTCAGAGTTCCTGCGGTATCCGGCGGTGCATCAACTTTACAGGTAACGAGTGGTGGCACTTTCGGACCGGGACAGACTGGTACACTCAGTACTTATCAGAACTCAGGTTCAAATCTTAATGTGCAGGAATGGTTAAATATGGTAAAGATCGCACCTAAGCTGTAAAAAAACTGCATTAAAAATTAAATATAATAAAATCAAGAGCCTAAGAGCCGATTACATGACCATGTGTTGTGTAGCCGGCTCTTTTAAATAACAAGCCTACGGGCAGAAAGGAAAATTATGCACTTAAAATTCATCACAGATAACTGGCAGATGCATAATTTTCAACCAGTAATTAATTTTTTTAACAAAATTTAAACTAATCAATCGACATTCTGCGACAATAAGAAATTTACCTGTCGCAACTTGCGACCGAAATGGTTTGAATAATGGTGGAAAAATTTGTAAAATAAAATTGTCCGATAAGGGCACTTCAAGTTCTGGCTGAGGGGCGGGATAAGGCGTTTTCTTGTCCCTCAACTACAAACTAGTTTGTAATTTGTAGCAATTTGTCAAATGGGGTTGACGGTATCGAACATAAGTTCTATAATTTGTGTATCGCTATCGGAAGTGCGGAATGATTGGAGGAAATCAATATGGGGGAAAATGAGTGCAATGAGGAAACAGCGTTTTACAAGGAAAAAATAACTGAAATGGTCGTTAAGTGCGACAACGAGCGATTTTTGAAATTTTTATATAACACAATACTTTCATTCAAAAAAAAGTGGGGCATTTAGTGCCCCTCTTTTTCATGCCAATAGGTTATATTGTCAAATATAGTCTGTCGATGTTCTTTGCTAAGTTCCATTAGCATTTTCAAATTATCTAGCAATTCATTATCCGACATAAGGTCTGGAAGAATATCTGGTGCGTTTTCTAAATTATCTTCCCAACCCATTAAATAAGATGGAGAAACTTCAAGAACTTTCCCAATAATTTCTATTTTATCACTTGGAATATTAGTAATAATGTTGTTTTCATATTTATATAGTGTTTGCTTTGAAACTTTTATTTTCTCTGCAAGCTCTACTTGTGAAATACCTAAAAGCTCTCTCTGCTTTTTTATCCTATCTCCGATTGTCATTTGAGTTTCCCTCCTTTCCTATTGGTAACTTTATTATAGCACAAAAAAGTTACTCGTCAAGAAAAAAATAACTTGACAAGTTACCAAAATGGAATATAATGAAAGTAACTTCAAAAGTTACGAAGTTAGAAAGGAGTAGTAAGATGGTTGATACAAACAAACTTCGCGGCGTTATTGCTGAAAATGGCAAAACACAGGCTGATGTTGCGGAAATGATTGGAGTTACGCCAAAAACATTTTATATGAGAATGAGTAAGGGCGTTTTTGGAAGTGACGAAATTCAGGTTATGATTGATAATCTTCACATCCAAAATCCAATGGATATTTTTTTTGCAAAGAAAGTAACTTAAAGAGTTACTGGAAAGGAGAAATGCAGTGAGAATTTTAAAAGAAATGCTCAACACGTTAAAGAGTATTGACGGTACACTAAAACGCATTGAGCAGTCCGTTTCAGAGGAGAAACAGCATGAAGTGATAAAAGAAGCTGTTTCTCATGCAATGGTTGGAGAAAGGTACGAACCTACTCCGAAAGATTTTTGACAGCAAAATCGTATGCCGCTTTTAAATACAGAACTTCTTCGGATGACATTTCTGTATTTCCGCAAAGTGGAGCTTCGCGTTTGTCAATTTCATATTCTGAAAGTTTTGAACTGGCATATGTGACAGCTAAGTCATGAATTGTCTTTTCAATCATTGTAGCACCTCCCTTATTTGATGATAAGGGAATTATAACACGGAAAGGAGTTGGAGGAAACGGAAGAGTTAAAACAAGCAAAAATGCAGACGCCGATTGAGATTGCACTTGGTGTCGATGAAAATGGAATGACCACCGCAAAGAAGTTGTATGAGTTCTTGGAAATGGATAAAAGCCATTATTCTAGATGGGCGAAAGCGAATATTGTAGACAATGAATTTGCTACTGAAAATGAGGATTATTTTTACTCGCCATCAATGGCGAATGAAAGTAGCAGAGGAAATTTTGCTGATGATTACAAACTCACAGCACATTTCGCAAAGAAACTTTCCATGAAAGGAAACGGAGAGAAAGCAGAAGAAGCGCGTGAGTATTTTACGCATTTGGAAGAGCGCATGAAACAGAAGGTAATTGACCTCAACCAATTATCACCGGAGTTGCAGATGTTCCAGAAGATTTTCAATTCTGTAGCAGAACAGCAGTTAGAACAGAAACGGCAGGCGGAACAACTGAACCATGTGGAACAGAGAGTTGAGAGTATTCGGGAAGTGGTTGCACTTGATACAACATCATGGCGTGATGATACTGGAAATATTTTAAGAAAAATCAGCATGGAACTTGGTGGCGGACAGGCATACAGCCAAGTAAGAGCCGAAAGCTACGAACTGTTGTCAAAGCGAATGGGTGTAAATCTGAAACAGCGGCTGACTAATAAGCGCAGGCGCATGGCTGACGAGGGTATCTGTAAATCAACCAGAGACAAATTATCCTATGTGGATATTATTGCAGAGGATAAGAAGTTGATCGAGGGATATACAGCTATTGTGAAGGAAATGGCAATCAGATACGGAGTTGGAAAGGATTAACAGGAGGTATTCATGGATAGACAAATGAACATTGCTTTAAGAAAGACATTAGATCAGATCGGCGTAAAACATAGCCTTAAGGGTTACGGTTACATAATAAGTGCGGTTGAGAAATGTCTTGAAAACAGAAGTAAACTTATCAGCATTATTAAAGGACTCTATACTGAAATCGCAGAAGAAAACAGCGATACAGTCTGGAGAGTAGAAAGATCAATCCGGCACGCAATTGAAGTTACATGGACAAATGGCAATACAAATGCAATCAACAAAATTTTTGGTTACACGGTTTCAGTGGAAAAAGGAAAGCCGACAAATTCAGAGTTTATCGCATTAATAACAGATTTTGTTTCCTTGTATGGTGATGAGATTGCCAATGGTTCCTATAAGTGGTAGGAGTGATGTGTCTATGAAGAAGTTTGCAAAGGTAATTGAAATGATCGGCACCGTTGTTTTTCTGTTTTGCATCTGCATTGATGCAACGGAGTATCCGGTCACTGCTATACCTGTATTGATTGGATTACTTCTTATTTATATAGGAACAAAAATAGATGGGGAGTGGCAGGAGTATACAGAAGAGATTGTAGATTACGATTACAGAAGTGAGTCTGATGACGATGACGGTATTACCTATATCACATTTGACACTGATTACAGCAAAGAAAAGGAATCATCCGAACCGACCAAAGCTGAATGATTCCCAATCAAAGCAATAGCATAAGCTATTTGCGCCTATTTTAGCACAAGAAAAGGAGAAATTCAAATATGAGAGCAGAAAACAATAAAGTGGAACTTACAGGAACGATTATCTCAGAGCCGGAATTTAACCATGAGGTGTTTGGAGAGGGATTTTATAATATGTACCTCAAAGTGGATAGATTAAGCGGGACGGCTGATATTATCCCATTAATTATTTCAGAGAGATTAATCAATCTGAACGATAAATACACGGGCACTGCCGTTAATGTTTCCGGTGTGTATCGTTCTTATAACAAACACGAGGAAAAGAGAAATTGTCTGTTATTATATGTATTCGTCTGTGAAATTGAAAAAGCGAATCCGGGAGAGCATACAGATTTGAACAAAATCCAGCTTGACGGATATGTATGCAAAGAACCGATTTACAGGAAAACTCCGCTTGGAAGAGAAATTGCAGATTTATTAATCGCAGTCAATCGTTCCTACGGAAAATCAGATTATATCCCATGTGTTGTTTGGGGTAGAAATGCAAGATTTGTTGGTCAGTTGGAAGTAGGAACTCATATTGAGATCAATGGACGCATTCAGAGCCGCGGATATATTAAGAAATATGAAGATGGAACAGAAGAACAGAGAACAGCATACGAGGTGTCTGTAAGCAAAATCAATGTATTAGAGGAGGAAAATTAAGATGGCAGAAAATACCGTTACAATTTCCGTTGAAGAATATGCAGATCTGGTTGCATGCAGGACGAAAGTTCATACAGCATGTGCCATTATTGCAAATGAGCACCAAAGAGACATTGAGCTGATGGGAAAAAAAGGAACAACTATTGATTCAAAAATTATAGAGTCAGCTCTTGGATATGTTGACGATGAAGCATGCTTTGAAGAGGCACTTAAAAAATATAAAGAGTGGAAGGGGAAAGAAAATGAAACTGAAAATTAGATCGTTACATATGGAGAATTTCAAGGGAATTAAGAGCCTTGATGTGAATTTCTCTAATAAGACAAGTATTAAAGGACAGAACGCCGCAGGAAAGACAACCATATTCGATGCGTTCACATGGCTTCTGTTTAACAAGAACAGTGCCGGAGAGGAAAAGTTCAATGTCAGACCGTTGGATAAGGACGGCAACCGCATTGATAACGTGGAGATTAAGGTTGTAGCGGTTCTGGATGTAGATGGCAAGGAAATGGAACTTTCAAAGATTCAGAAGCAGAACTGGGTAAAGAAGCGTGGCACCGATACCGTGACTTTGCAGGGAAATGTCAATTCATTTGAAATTGACGGTTATCCAAAGAGTGAAGCTGATTTCAAAGCTTATGTTTCCGGTCTTGCGCAGAGCGAGGATATGTTTAAGATGCTGACCAATCCGCAGTATTTCTCTTCTTTGAAATGGAAAGATCAGCGCGATATTCTGATGCGCCTCGCAACGGATGTATCGGATGTTGAACTGGCGCAGACAGATGCTAAGTATGCCCCATTACTCGGCGAGTTGGAGAAAGCACCGTCCACAGATGATATCCGTGCTAAGTTTTCCAAAGCGTTATCCGGGTGGAAGAAGAAACAGGCTGAAATTCCGGTTCGCATTGATGAAGCCGAGAAATCCAAGGTTGATGTGGATGTGGCAGAACAGGAGCTTGCAAAGGTAGATCTGGTAAGAAGAATCGCTGAATGTGGCAAGAAAATGGAGAATGCCGGTAGCGCGTTGGGCGATTTAAGAAGTAAGGAAATGCAGTTACAGTTTGACATGTCCGGCATGGAACAGACGATGAATCGCGAGTTATCAAACAAAAGAAGCATCATGGATGCTGAATTGCGTGATTGTAAAAATGAGTTAGAACATTTTGCGGTTACGATTTCTTTGAAAGAGAAACAGATTTCTGATAACGAAAAAACTATCACTGATGCGGATGCAGAGCGGAAGAAACTGGGCGAACAGTATAATTCTGAGAAAGCCAAGGCATTTGATGAAACTCCGTATCTCTTTGATGAATCCAAGTGGATATTCGATGAATCTACAACGGTTTGTTCCTTATGTGGTCAGAAGTTACCGCAGGATAAGATTGAGTCTCTTAAGGCTGATTTTGAGCAGAAAAAGGCAGATGCCAAGGCACGTGCCACCAAGCAGTTAGAGGATGCACGCAAAGCATTTGATGATGCAAAGGGCGCAAAACTTAAAGGTCTGATTGACAAGGGCAACGCTTGCAAGGCTGATATTGAGCGAATGACAAAGGAAAACGCCAAGTTGCAGGAAGATATTGTGGCACTCAAAGAGCAGGAATCCAAGGCACTTGCAAAGCAGAATGATTATGCAAAGCAGTTATCCGAGATCCAGGCAGAAGCTGATTATTCGCAGAATGAAGAGTATGTGAAGCTGAAAACAGAGCATGACAAGATTCTTGCTGATATTGCAAAGCTTGAATCTGAGGGCGCAGACAAGGTTGTTACTGATTTGAAAGCCGAGAAAACCAATCTGCAGGCACAGCTTGGTGAAGTGAACAAGGTTATTGCACAGGCGGCTAACAATGTGGCGATTGATGATCGTATCGAAACGCTTCGTGACGAGCAGAAAGAAATTGGACAGAAAGTTGCAGATCAGGAACAGATGCTTTACCTCTTGGAAGAGTTCATTCGTTTCAAGCTGAATAAGGTTTCTGAATCTATCAATAGCCATTTTAAGACAGTTAATTTCAAACTCTTCGAAACGCAATTAAATGGCGGTATGAAAGATTGTTGCGAGTGTACTGTGAATGGCGTTCCGTATTCAACTTTGAACAGCGGTCACAGAATTGTGGCAGGACTTGATATTATCCGTTCTCTTAGCGAGTTATACGGTGTGAGTGTACCGATTTTCGTTGATAATTGCGAAGCGGTGTCAAGCGGCAATTTACCGGATATGGATAGTCAGATGATTTGCTTGTATGTTTCCGAGGACAAACAGTTGAAAGTTGATGCTGTGTGATATGGACTATCCAATAAATGCAAAAGCAATCGAAATCATTGACAAATACATGAAAACAGGAGAACCGCTTGACCTTGGAACCGAAAGGTTCTGTATTGGAACATTCAAAGCTATGTGTGAAGAAGTGTTTCATGAGAAATGCGTTAAGCGTTTGGTACATAGAAAGGGCGAAGAACCAATGTTTACCAAGTGGGATACGAAATACGATACATATTTTCAAGGCAACACATGGTACTCATTTTCTTGGTTTAATGGCAGGTGTGGTTTCGGGTATCAGTACTTTTTGAAAGCTAACTGTGAATTATATTTCGAAAAGCACGCAAGGCAAATAATTAGCCTGTTTCTTTTGGAAAGTTACAGAAGTATCGAAGATGCAATACTTGAAACTGGCTGTTTCTTAGAATTGTGGAATGGATTCGAAAAATGGTTCGATGATAGGAGAAATAAATTCATGGAGAATATGAAAACTGATATTCAAGAGATTCGGAGCTTATCAGCGAGAAAAACGCCACAGTCACATGGCGGCGTGGCTAATTTGCTTAAGGTTCTGACAAAGACAATGGAAAAGCAAGGTTCTGATATTACAAGTATTGCAAAGGTGCAGTATGCGATATGTGTACAGGCAGGAATCTATATTCCGGACGAGTTTATCAGAGATGTTGCGGTTACATTGGATATGCCAATTAACAATGCAGAAAGCGAGGGCGCCGAATGTCAAGAGTAGGAATTGGAAACAACGTCACACAGCCGGATGCGCGGTGTATGTCATGCAAGCGTTGGAAGAGTGCAAGTAAGAGAGGATTCTTTGATTTTGCGGAATACGGGCATTGTTCTCTTCCGTATTGTGAGAGAGATGCAAGAAATAAAGGAAAGAGAGGAAAAATAAATGGCTAATATGATGAGTTTGAACATTAGTGATGAAGTCATTAAAGCGGCAGTTAGAGAAGAAGTAAGTGCAGGAATTGTAAAAGCATTGGGAAATCCGGAAATTGTAGTTCGTGATGCTATTCATGAGATGACAGATAGGTATGTGGACAGCACGGGCGAGTTCGTGAAAAAGGATTCTTGGCGTGCGATGCCATACTTTGATTGGCTTGCAAAAAATACTATTGAAAAAACAGTAAAAGAAGAAATTGAAAAGTATATCAATGAAAACAGAGAGGAATTTGCAAAAGAAATCAGAAAACAGTTGCAGAGTACAAATTTTAAAGAAAGCATTGCAGCATCATTTTTGAAATCGCTTTCTGATATTGCAGAATCCTCTTGGAAGATGCCAATAAATGTTTCCTTTGAGCAACCGGAAGACTAATTTTTGGAGGTATCAGAATGAACTACATCAAAGCAAAGTATACAATACCAGGTCGTAGCTACACATTTAAGACCGAGGATTCTGTAAAAGCCGGAGATACCGTTGTAAATGCCAAAGGTGCAAAGCTAACAGTTACAGATGAAACCGTGGATATGAAGTTGGTGGAAACCTACGGCGCTGATAAGGTGGCGATTGTGAAGAAATGTGAGGAAAGCGAGGAAAAGCAGTGAAACTTTATTTTTATGGACTTAATTCGGACGGAATCTCCGTCACAGAAGTGGAAGTGATTGAAAAACCAAAGACATATTATCCAGTTGATAAGAAAAGAGGTTTTCCAAATTGCATGAGCTTTGTTAGAAAAGAGGACGAAGGGAAAATTACTGGCTATTATGAAAATATTTTCCTTACAAAGCCGAATTTCGATTATGCAAAGGAAAAGTTTAGAGAAGCCGCAGAAAAGGAACTTAAATCAGCAAAAGAAAAGTTTGAAATAGCAGAAAACAAATTAAAAATCATCATGGAAAGCGAGGAAAAATAATTATGGCGGAAGCAAAGAAACAGGAAGTAGCGGCACAGGGAAAACAGGAAATGAATACACAGCTTTCTTATTATGCGAACCAGTACACAGGACTTATGGAGCGTGACTTCGCAGAACACGGACTTGTGTTTGATGATTATTCCAAGCAGTGTGCTATGGCATCTATGAGTGCAATTTACAACCTTGTTACATCTAACAAAGCCGCTATGAGCAACTTGAATGGTTCTAATTTGAGACAGGTTATTGGACAGGTATCAAGCCTTCAACTTAATGCCAATGCGGTGCCGAGGGAGTGCTACTTCCAGTTGAGAAGTAAACAGGATGCAAACGGAAACTGGTACAAGGAAGTAGAAATGGGAATCGAGGGAGACGGAAACGATGCGCTTCTTCGCAACTTTGGTGTTGATGTTAAAAAGGTATATCCAGTATGGCTTGTGAAAGAAGGGGATGAATTTACATATCCGAAGCACAGAGGTGTTGAAGTTACACCGCCGGAGTGGGAAGAAAAAGGATTGTCACAGAAAGTAATCCGTGTTGTTTATCCTGTTGAAATGAATGACGGAAAAATCGAGTACATGATTGCAGAGCGTGAAAGTGTAAAAGGAAATCTTTTCGCCCATGTTCGAAATAATCTTCTGAATGAGACTTTTGGACTTGTAAAAGGTGGCAAAAAGACACGTTATGATGCAACGGAGGCAGAAAAGAAAGCTATCGCAGAAAAAAAAAATGAAATTCTGAAAGCACTTTTAGCCTGCGAGACTATTGAAGATATGCTTGCCTGTGAAGTCGCAAGACCATATATGAGTGCCGCATGGCTTGATACGTCGGAATCCATGATCGTTCGAAAGATGCGTAACAATGCAATCAAAAAGCATCCAAAAGACCTCAATGCTATCGCAAAACAGTCTCTTATGCAGATGGATGAAACTTATCAGCAGACGCAGGAAGAAATTGCGGGAAATGCCAATTCAGAGCCATTTGTCGTAGCTGAATCAGAAGCTATTGAGACCGGGAGCGAAGTAGTTGAACCACAGCCAGAAAAAGTAGCCGGAGAAGTCGTTGAGAATGACGAGAACGTGCCAGACTTTATGAAGTAGGAGGTCAGTATGAATCTTCCAAAATCTGAATTGAGTAAACAGGAAGCGCTGCAATTATGGAACACATGCCATTCGGATTATGCCAAAGAACAAATGGTTCTTAGTAACCATGGGATTGTTTTTTCGGTGATGAAGAATTTAAGCATTCCTTTGACGGATGAAGATATGTTTCAAACTGGAATCATCGGACTGCTAAAGGCTATAAATACCTTTGATACTTCAAAAGGCAATCAATTTTCGACCTACGCTTTTCCGATTGTGAGAAATGAACTGCTTATGGCATTTCGCAAAAGCAAAAGGTCAGTAATGGCAGCATTCTCGCTGGATGATAATGCGGATATAGGGAGTGGTGAAAGCGTTCCTTATGCGGAAATGATCGCAGACGGCAAAGATTATGAAGAAAATGCAGTGAATTTCATGCTTGCTCAGCAGATTTTTGAAATGTTGGGGTCAAGGGAAAAGCATATTTTTACCATGTTTTTTGTGGAGAACAGAACGCAATCTGAAATATCCAAAGCACTTGGAATTTCACAGCCCCATGTTTCGAGAATTATTAGTAGCATGAAAAAAAAGCGGAAAGGAAGGAAAGCAAAATGAGGGTAATTAGTCAGGACGGCACGCTTGATGTACCGTATGAAATCAGTTCTTTGAGTATGGCAGTCGGGAAATATGAGAATGTTGAACACGCAGCTATCTTTTGCCACAACTCTTCGACAGTAATGGGAACAAAAATGGCTGGATACAGTTCCAAAGAAAAAGCCAAGAAAGCCATGGAAATGCTTAGAAACAAGTACATGGAATATACAAGTACAAATTATTTAAAAATTTTTCAGTTTCCGGCAGAGGAAGAATTGGAGCAGCCTATGATTCACGTTTCATTTGACTTAGTGGATGAGTTTATTCCAAGAGTTCCAAAACATCGGTGCGAGGGCGAAAACAACACGATTAAACGGATATGCGTAGCACCAAGCATAATTGAAGCCTTGAACGCAATACCGCAAGCCGGGTTAGTGGTACGGAATATGAAATCGCTTGGCTTGCCGGTAATCATCCATTGCTACTATCTGAAAGCTGACAAGGTCATGAGTAATGATGAAGTTCAGAAATATGTGCCGGATGCGGAATTTACTAGGGAAATGTGGATATTGGAAAAACCAAAAGCTGTGAACCGTATTGATTACGAGATTACGGACTGCATTGTCAAACAGGGCGTAGATGTTTTTGGTAACGAACAGTTTGAGGTACGGCTTCCAGAGATTGAGCGAATCAAACATCAATCCAATATTGATAATTTTTTCAAGGTTTTTTGTCATAATCCGAATGAAAGAAAAATGAGAGGAATATTTGAAAAGCAAAGTTACAGAAAAGTTCTAGCGACTTTTGATGATGAGATTATCGAGAAAGCGAAGGGAGTGATTGAAAATAAAGCTTAAAGTCCTAGGTTCCGGTTCATCCGGCAACTGCTACATCCTGGAGAATGACGAAGAAGCCTTGATAATTGAAGCTGGATTGCCATTTATGGAAGTCAAGAAAGCACTGGATTTCAATGTGATGAAAATTAAGGCTGTGATTACTACCCATTTCCATATTGACCATAGTCTTTATAGCTTACAATATGTGCGAGCTGGCATTCCTGTTTTTGAACCATGCAGACCGCCGATAAAAGATTCTGAAATGCGTTTTAGAAAAGGAAATTTTGACATAAGAGCATTTGAAAACTGTGATAAATCTGGAAGATGGCTACATAACAACGGAGACGGTTCAGAGTGCCCGTGCGTTGGGTTTTACATTACGCATCCAGAGATGGGAAGCCTTGTGTATGCAACAGACACGGAATACGTCAGATGGCGTTTTAAGGACGTTAATCAAATCATGGTGGAAGCCAACTACGATATGCAGTTTGTGAACCGAGAAGAGCCAAATTACGAACACAGATTAAGAGGCCATATGAGCTTACCAACGGCACTTGACTTTATTTCTACTAACGATAATCCGGCATTGAGAAATGTCGTTCTAATACACTTATCAGATAAAAGCGGAGATCCCGCACTATTCAAACAAAAGACAGAAGAAACAGTTAAATATGGAGCAAATGTTTATATAGCGGAAAAAGGATTGGAAGTTGATATGAACCTTTGCCCGTTCTGATGGTTGTAACACCTTGGAGCAATCCTAAAAGAAACCCATTCATGCGGTATCTGATATTTTGGCAAGGAATTTAATATATCACAAAAAACTAAATTGAAAGCCATGAGATACCTTTGGCGGTTGCTGAAAGTGACCGCCGGAAAGGAGAATACGTGTTAATAATTGAGGATAAAGGACAGAAAGAGGGCTTGCATATCCTTAAGAATAGATATTTTAAAAGCCACGATATGGAAGTCTTGCGTGCACCATTGCCGGTTGGAGATTACATAATTGCCACAGACAAGGTAGCGGATGTTATCCATAGAAAATCAGCTAGAAAAATGGAACTTAAAAAGATGGATTTTCTTGGCACATATGATGTTTCCGTTGACACGAAAAAAGACATGCAGGAAATTGCTGGGAACATCTGTGGAAGAGCACATCCGAGATTCCGTGACGAGTGTATTTTGGCGCAGAACAACGGAATTAAGCTATATGTGCTTATTGAAAATACAGACAAGGTGTATTCCGTCAATGATGTATTTACATGGCATAATCCACGAGTAGACCGGTATAACAATATTGCATATATGCACACACTTGGAAAATTGCTGAATGTACCGCTACCGAAAACAAAGCCGACATCTGGCAAGGTATTGGCAAAAGCTATGTTGACAATGCAACTTAAGTATGGCGTTGAGTTCGTATTTTGTCGCCCGGAAGATGCTGGGGCAAAGGTTATTGAATTGCTTGGAGGTAGTGAAAATGGCGGAGAATAAGCGGTATTACTGGCTTAAACTGATGGATGATTTCTTTGACAGTAAACGAATCAAAAAACTCCGTAAGATGGCTGGCGGTGATACATACACGATCATATACCTTAAGATGCAGTTGTTGTCGTTGAAAAAGGGCGGCTACTTAGAGTATTCCGGCTTGGAAGATGAATTTTACAAAGAGATCGCCCTTGATATTAATGAGGACGAAATCAATGTTCAAGTTACGATTCAGTATCTTCTTTCCTGCGGATTGCTTGAAACATCAGATTCCATTGAGTACAAGTTGCCATTTGTGCAAGATAACCTAGGAAGTGAGACTGCAAGTACCAGAAGAAGTCGGAAATCTAGGGAAAATGCACAAAAAGCGTTGCAGTGCAACATTTTGCAACAAAATTGCAATGTAGAGATAGATATAGAGAAAGATATAGATACAGATATAGAGAAAGAGAAAGAAAATACAAAAGAAAGCGTGCCTGCATCTGATTTGGACTTTGACGCGGAATGGGGATGGGAATACACGATCAATGCATATCCAAAGAAAACGTCGTTAACGTCTGCCAAGGTAGCATGGATGGACAAGCTTTTAGAAGTTATCGAGCCGAACAGGAAAGCCGTTGCAAAGCTGATATATGAGGCTACAGTGGCATATGTTACTGACTATATAGAGAAGAATCCGGATGATACGAATTATCGCTACATACCAAAATACGGAGACTGGCTGAAAGAGGACTGTAATTACTGGATTCGCCAAGTAGAGAAACGAAAGCGAGGTGAGAGCAGTTGACGGAAGCAGAAATTGGAGTGATCGGATGTGTATTGATTGACAATGATTCCATGTACAAGATTTACAACAAATTGAAGCCGGAAATGTTCAGCTCTGAATTTTGCCAAGATGCTTTTGCTGAAATGCTTGCCATGTATGATCGTGGAGAAAACATTAATGTCGTTTCACTGTCTCAGTCACTTGAAAACCACAAATGGGAGCCGGAAATAATTGCAAGCGAATTGAAAGAATGCATATCTGTTACCCCAGTCTCAACGGCAATAAAAAGTTATGCGGATGCAGTTGTTAAAGATTGGCGAGCAAGAGAAACAAAAAAAATTTTTCAAGAAGTAAGCCTTAGACCATGCGATATTGATAACTCTATAGCCGAAGTTCTCACGAAACTCGAAGAAATCCAAGAAAACAAAACCGTTCACTCAAAAACTATGAAGCAGATTGTTGCAGAAAATAAAGGGAATTATTTCAATGAGCATGTAGGCGAGGGATTGATAAAAACTGGATTTTATCGAACAGATGATTGCCTTGGCGGCTTGGAAGGCGGAGACGTTACTGTAATTGGCGCAAGACCGGGAGTTGGAAAATCTGCAATCGTTACGCAAATGATCGGACAGATGGCAGAAAAGGATTACAACATTGGCTACTATAACCTTGAAATGAACGAATCACAGGTGTATGAGCGTTTCGTTTCTCGAATGTCTGAAATCGGTCTAACAAGGGTTCGCCGGGCAAAGGCTTTTCTTGGTGGGGAGAAAGAAGCATTCGACAAGGCGAATGAAACACTTTCCGGGTATAGCATCACTATTTCAACCGGCGCGAAGTCGGTAAGTGAAATTCGGGCAGAATGCAGGCACCAAAGATATGATGTGATCGTGATTGACTACTTGCAGTTAATCAAGGCTGATCGAAGATTCGGTAACCGTGCATCCGAGGTCGGAGATATTTCAAAAGCTATCAAAGCCTTGGCTATGGAACTGCATGTGCCAATTATCGTACTGTCTCAGCTTAATCGAATATCGGAGATGAGAGAAACAAAAGAGCCAACCATGGCAGAATTGAGAGAATCTGGAGACGTTGAGCAGGATGCATCAAACATTATCTTGTTATGGAATCTTGATGAAGATGGTAAATATAAGGGATGGAAAATTGAAAAACAAAGGCAGGGAACGCATTTAAAAGAAGTTCTCCAATTTGACGGCGATCACATGAGATTCATTGAGCGAACCGAAACCATTGAACAGATTCAAGCACGGATGCAACAGAAAGACGGTTTCCGAGAAGTATGCGGCAGCACACCATTTGATTAAAAGGTGAATGATTATGGCAAGTAAGAAATTTGAAAAAGGTTCCGAAGAATGGCAGTTTTTTAATGACTATTATAAATTCCGGCAGCAGTTTTATGAAGCTGATAACGAAGATGAGTGGTTCCAAGGAATGATGGAAGCAGGGGAAATGCTAATTAAAAAATATGCACGGACAAATATATCAAAATATGTTCAAAGTCTTGTATTTAGCCATTTTGAGGATGTAGAGAGGAGATGGAAGAGCAAATGAGTAATGCACTGGCAAGAAAGAAAAAGCGGATGCAGCCACTTGGATATTCCAAGAGTGAAATGATCGGAATACAGAGACACGCCAAGGCACAAAGCAATGCGGATTATCTAATAGAGGAATCCTATTATAACGTCCGTATGATGGCATATCAGGCACTGCATGATAAGTTCGGATTCGGACACAAAAGAATCATAAAGGTTGAGCAGACTATTGATGCATATGTGGAGAATGCAAAGGATGGAACGACAGGCGAGGAACTTGGTTTTTATCTGAAAGATAAATGCAAGATTGACGTGCGAGAGGAAACTAATAAGATTCCGTATCGTGAGAGCTTTTATCTGGTAGAGAGAAAGATTGCACCGAACTGCATGATACAGGCAAATAAGTTTTTACTGGCACAGGTATTTAATTATTTTGCTATGTTGGGTGTCTGCCTTAAAACACAGTTTAAATTTTCGGGAAATCAGATCAGACAGGTTTATGAGAGAATCAGATATTTAATTAACTGCCTTGCTACCGGATATGAAACCATGACAGGGATCGCAAGTGTACTGGAATGGGAATGTAAGTACATTGATAAGCGGTTTATTGGAAAGACGTATGAAATATAGGAGGAATGGTTGATGGACAAGTTAGCTGTGGAACTGCAGGATGGATATTTTGTGGAGATTGATTCTCTGAATCACACCCTGAGACAGAGATATGCCGGACAGGATAAGGACGGCAATGAAAAAGAAAGCGTTCGAACAATCGGATATTTTGGAGACATGAAACAGTGCATTAAGGCTTTGTTAGAGCGTTATCCGAGGGAGTTATCTGAAAAGGCACAGATTTCCTTTAGTGAATACTTGGAACTGTTGGATAAGGCTTATACGAGGTCAGAACAGCTTGTGAACAATCTTGGAAAATGACGGAGGTATAAATTGCACAGAGAAAGCAAAGAGAGACGCAGAATCATAGCAGAGATGGAAAACCGTCAGACGAGAATACCGAAGCACCCAAACCCGGATGCATTGAGAGATTTTAAGGAAGTACCGTATCAGTTGCGGTATGGGAAGGAGAAGAAAGATGCTGAATAGAGAAAAATACGAGGAAGAGATTTTAAATATTGCGTGTGATGGAGGCAATATCGCGTTAATTAATGGGAAACTGGAAAAATGCAGGGGAGTCTGCGATAAATGCGATTTTTGCGATAATGACATTAGAAATGCTGGTCGTTGCAGAGAAAAAGCAAAAGAATGGGCGAACAGCCAGTATGTTGATTGGAGCGAAGTTCCAGTCGATACACCGATTTTGGTCAGAGATTCTGAACTTTTTGCGTGGAGCAAAGAACATTTTGCAAAATATGAAGATGAAACGGTTTATACATGGGATTACGGAAAAACGTCATGGAGCACATACGACGGTAAAATGAGTAGCTATAAATATGCTATGTTGCCGGAAAGTGAGGATCAGAATGAAAATAAGCAGGATTAAAAACCAGATATCTGAGGCAGCAACAGAAGCCTGCGGATATTCTCCACTAACGAAAGTGATTTCAGAGGAAGAGGTAAACAGGATTTTGGAGCAGGAAAGCGGATGGATTCCATGTAGTGAGAGGCTGCCGGAGGAACATGATAGCATGTTCATAAAATTTAAAGGGACTAAAAAGTGGAGCACTGCGATGTTTGAAAGAAAATCAGACGAGGTAATTGTAACAGTGGCCGATGATGCCGGGCGAACGGTTACAACTAGTGCACACACAACCGATGGAAAATGGTGGTGTGATTTAGTAAGAATACATGGTTACAGGATAGTGGCTTGGATGCCACTGCCGGAGCCGTACATGGAAAGCGAGGAAAGTCATGATTGAGTGTATAAGAACTGCGGCACGGGATAGCAAAACGGAACGCATTAAAGTTTCCTGCTTAGATATTATCGTAACAATGATAGAAAAAAAGCCATATTACGAAATCAAGTACAAGGAAATCGGAGAGGATTATTATCATGTTGGCTACAGTTCCTATAAGCTAGAAAATGTTTTAGCTTGGAAGGATGAGTGCTTTGAGATTGTGAAAGAATGCAGACCGCAGACCAATGCAGACAGGATCCGGAGCATGACGGATGAGGAACTTTTAGATTTCCTTTGCTCAATCGAAACATATGAGCAGGGTAGTGTAAAGACCATTGAGGGCGGCGTAGCAATGTGTTCTGTTACAGAGGTGGAACAATGGCTTAAGGCAGAAAGTGAGGGATAGCATGGAAAGATTAACATATGTGGCAGAGAATGGAGGAAAAGGATGCTTAATGAAATTTTCGATGTGATGAAATGCTTTCCGAAGAGTTATCTTACTCAATTTGGAGAACTTATTTTATCAGACAAAGGGAATGTATATTTTATAGCAAAAGACTGTAATACACAGAAAGATATTATCTGTAAACTTTTAGAGTGGTGTTCCAGACCTATTGCAAAGGGAGAACCTTACCGCCAAGAGAAGAGAAATAAAGAATGGAGAGAATCGCTTCTTTCTGGATACAATGAATATCTCGGAACACAATTCACGCAAGAGGATATGTACTGGATTTACGATAAACTCGGAAACGCAGTCAATCACGAATTGACGTTGAAATTTATTACAAGCGGATATGATTTGAAGCTTGTATATCCGAAGAAAGGAGAAAGTCATGGAGAATAGATTTTTATACCGCGGAAAAAGGTCTGATAACGGCGAATGGGTGGAAGGATTTTTGTTTATGGTAAATGATGTACCATACATCTTGCCACATCACAAAACAGGGCAGCCAATACACGCAGATAACTTGCTAAAAACAGTTGTCGAAGTGCTGGAAGATACGATCTGCCAGTGTACCGGACTTAAGGACAAGAACGGCAATCTGATTTGGGAGAATGATATTTGCGATAGAAAAGAACAGTATCCAGAGATTGTAAAATATCGCGATGGTGACTGGACATTGGATTACAGTTATGCAATCCATAAGGAAAGCGGGTATTGTTACTGCAACTTAGGATTTTATACAGAAGAAAGAAAATGTGCAGAAGTTATTGGAAATATTTTTGACAATCCGGAACTGTTGGAGGTGTAAACATGACGGAGAATGAAGCAATTGAAGAATTAAAATTTGATTGTAACGAACTTGGAAAAGCGATTCCGTGTGATACATCATGGGGGAAATCTTTTGAAAATGCTTATGCAATGGCAATAAACGCACTGGAAGAGGTACAGAAATACCGGAAAATCGAAAAAGACTTAAAAGAACGTTATCATGCCAACGTAGATATTCCGCTTTTGATGCACCACTTTATCGAAACGGTGTTTGAAGGGGAGAAGCATGAGGGATTTTGCCTTTTAACAAACGAGGATGCTAAGGTGTGGGAAGAATATAAGGCGATCGGCACACCGGAAGAATGCCGGGCGGCGGTGGAGAAGCAGACAGCGAAGAAAGTGAAATCAATATCCCAGATAAAAGACGGAGACAGCTATGTCGGTCTTATAGGGAGATGTCCTTGCTGTGGAGACATATTGGAAGAGGATACCGTATATTGTGATTGCGGTCAGAGATTAGATTGGGGGGATGAAGAATGAACGAAAAATTGAAGCCATGTCCGTTCTGCGGCGGAAACGCAATGTTCTTAACCATTACAAATAAGTCATCACATTCGGCTGTTGTGGTAATGTTCAAAATCAAATGTATGAAATGCGGAACAGAACTTCCAAAAAGCTATGAATGTGAGATGTACATGGATCAGGACGGAGGCATCAGAACAGGGAAAGACGAGCGAACGAAAGCAACTACAGATTGGAACAGGAGGGCAAACGATGAGACTGATTGATGCTGATGCACTAAAGAAAGATTTAAAATCGGTTACTTTAAGCAATGGAACTTTAGTAAATACAAATGCAGTATTGTATTTACTAGAAGAATATCCGACGGCTTATGATGTAGACAAGGTTGTGGAACAGTTGGGAAAATTAAAGAAAGCAGAGCAGGACAGACCAGATGATTGCGACGAGGACGGATGCGGAGACGGCGAACAGATCTACGATGATGGGAGAAGTCAGGGAAGATATGAAGCATTTAGCAAAGCAATCGAGATTGTGAAAGGCGGTGGAGTAGATGAATAAGCCATGTGAACATTGCGAAAAGGCAGATTGCAAGAATTATAAGAGTGACTATTTTAAGTGCGAAAAACCTTGTGAAAGAGCAAAGATGTGTAAAAGGAATGATGAACAACTTTTGAAAATGTTGAGAGGAGGTGTGGCAGATGGCAATTAAACCGATTTTATTCAATACCGAAATGGTTCGGGCAATTCTGGAAGGAAGAAAGAGTTGCACAAGGCGGATATGCAAAGATGCAAATGAGTATACCGTGCCGGATATGGAATTTTACAATGCTGACAGGCGGACTTATGCAGTACATAACTTTGCTGATAAGGAGCATACGGAGCAGTTAAGCATAGCAGAAAGAACTTGTCCTATTTGTCCGGGCGATATCCTGTATGTCCGAGAAACATGGAAAAAGGCGCCGAACGGATACTATTACTACGAAGATTGGCAGAAAGATGATATTGCCGATGTTACAAAGTGGAAACCATCCATCCACATGCCGAAAGAAGCCGCACGCATCTGGCTTAAGGTTACGGATGTGAGGGTGGAGCGGTTGCAGGACATGGATAAGATGGATGCGGTAAAAGAAGGAATAGACACAAGATTATGCATTAATTTAAACCATGCATTGGCAAAGTTTAAAAAATTGTGGAACTCCACCGTCAAGAAATCCGACATTGACCGCTACGGCTGGGATGCTAATTCTTATGTATGGGTTATCGAATTTGAACGATGCGAAAAACCGGAAATTGAAAGTTAATCACATGACAGAAAGGAAAATAATTATGGAAGAATTAGCAAAAGTAATAAGCAAATTTGAAAGCATTGAGTTGTTAGTTGCAGAAATTCGTGCAGGAGAAAACGTTGAAACGGTGGAGGAACTGACAGAATATTTGGAATCCGAATTGAGCTACGCTGCTGAATAGCAAAATAAGGGGGAATGAAGATGTCTAAAGCAGTATTGGTTATGGATATGCCGGAACAGGTGTGCCAGAAATGCACATTGTGCTATGAGACAGAGAATGATGACGAATATCTGTGCTGTGCGACAGGAAAACTTGTGCCAGACGGAAAAAAGCCGGATTGGTGTCCCCTCCGGGAGTTGCCAGAGAAGATACCAGAGTTGAAATCTGGTTATGAAGATCTCAGCACATCAATACGTCGGGTGGGTTGGAATGCCTGCTTAGATGAAATTTTGAAATAAAAAAGGAGTGAGAGGTTTGCCGTTAGATTGGATGATTTAAAAGCAATAAAACGATGAATTTGTTGCATAAAACACAACATAATTAAATTTAAAGTGCACTATTGTAGATGTGTGCACGGAATATAAGAAAGGAGCCGGGACCTATCCGGATAAAAGGCGCGCCGGGTTCCTTTTGAAAGAATGAAAGTAAAATGTGAAATTTACAGAGATTCTATGCAGAATTACAAAAAGTATGGAATTCCAAGGGCACAGCTTGTAATTGCGGATGTGCCATATAACCTTGGAAACAATATGTACGGCAGTAACCCTATGTGGTATGTCGGGGGCGATAATAAAAACGGCGAGAGCAAACTTGCTGGAAAAGCAGCATTTAATTCGGATTACAATTTTAATCTGTACGAATACTTCCATTTCTGTAGCAAGATGCTTAAGAAAGAGCCAAAGGAAAAGGGCAAAGCGCCATGCATGATCGTGTTCTGTTCGTTCCAGCAGATACCAACCATGCTCAAAGCGGCAGAAAAACACGGATTCGGAAATAATATTCATCTTACATTTTGCAAGAACTATTCCGCGCAGGTTTTAAAGGCGAACATGAGGGTGGTAGGTGCAACGGAACACGCTCTTGTATTGCATAAGGGATTGCCGGAAACAGATAAGGCAATATGGCTTGGAACCGAGCACGGACTTATCTTTTATCGGGACAAGCTGCCAAAGTTTAACAACGATGGAAAGATGATCTTTGATTGGATGCCCTGGGAGAAAGATCCAAAAGGGAAATATCCAAATATCCACCCGACACAGAAGCCGGTGCGCCTGTTGAAAAAGCTGATTAAGATCTTTACAGATGAAGGGGATGTGGTGATTGATCCGTGCTGTGGTAGCGGCAGCACACTTCGAGCAGCAATGGAACTTGGTAGACCAAGCTATGGGTTCGAGATTGATCGGAATTTCTACGAGAGAGCCAAGAATGAAATGCTTGTAGAAAATTACGGAGAAGTTTCTATGCGAGCAGAGGACAGAGTGACAGGGCAACGGAATATCTTTGATATGTTGGAGGTACTGTCATGATACACGGAGAATTGATAGTTGACAATTTTGCCGGTGGGGGCGGCGCTTCCACTGGTATAGAAATGGCAACCGGATACAGTGTTGATATTGCAATCAATCATGATCCAGAAGCAATTAAGATGCATAAGGCTAATCATCCGAACACGAAGCATTACTGTGAAAACGTCTGGGCAGTTGATCCAGTAAAGGCATGCAATGGGCATCCGGTTGGACTTGCCTGGTTCTCACCGGACTGTAAGCATTTCAGTAAAGCAAAAGGTGGAAAGCCAAAGGATAAAAATATCAGAGGTCTTGCATGGGTAGCTTGCAGGTGGGCGGGACTTGTCCGACCGAGAGTCATCATGCTTGAAAATGTGGAAGAGTTTAAAACATGGGGACCGTTGAACAGAGGGCATCATCCGATTAAGGCAAAGCAGGGAAAAACATTTGAAAAATTTGTACAGCAGCTAAATGATCTGGGGTACATTGTAGAATTTAAAGAACTGATTGCTGCCGATTATGGTGCACCGACCATGCGAAAGAGATTTTTCATGATCGCCCGGTGTGATGGCAAGCCGATTGTATGGCCAGAGCCAACACACGGACCGGCAGACAGTGAGGAAGTTAAGAAAGGATTGCTCAAGCCTTATGTTGGAGCATACACACAGTTGGATTTTTCATTGCCCTGCCCGAGTATCTTCGATACTTCAGAAGAGATTAAAGAGAAATACGGCATCCGAGCAGTAAGACCACTGGCACAAAAGACGATGGACAGGATAGCCAGAGGATTTATAAAATTCGTTTTGAATAATCCAAAGCCTTTTATAATTCAGTGTAATCATGGCGGTGAGCGTAGACCGAATGATATCAGAGAGCCTATGCCAACCATTACTGGAAAGCATGGGTATGGGATTGTGGAACCGGTGCTTGTACCATATATGGGGACAAATACGACAAATCATCCGGGTGGAAATTGCAAAGATCCGATACATACGATCACTACAGGAAACCAGCAGTGTTTGATTAGCCCTACATTGATCCAGTATCATTCCGAGACAGCACAGGGAGAAGTCCGGGGGCAGACCATTAAAGATCCGATCATGACAGTTGACAGCTCAAATAGATATGGGCTGGTCGCATCGTTTCTGCATAAGTACTATGACGGAGGATATAAAGGTGCTGGGGAAACAGTAGAAAATCCGCTTCCGACAGTGACCGCATGGGATCATAACAGCGTTGTTACTGCGAATCTGATTCAGATGAACAATCATTGTGACGGAAAAGATATCAGACAGCCATTACCAACGATCACGGCTGGTGACGGACACTTTGGAGAGGTCAGAGCGTTTCTGATTAAATACTATGGACAGGGAACAGGGCAGGATATAGAACAGCCGCTTGATACTGTGACAGCCAGGGATAGATTCGGATTGGTTACGATAGAGGGTGTCGATTATCAAATCGTGGATATCGGACTGCGGATGCTAGAGCCAAGGGAGTTATATGGATGTCAGGGATTCCCGGATGATTACATAATCGACCATGATTACACCGGAAAGACGTATCCAAGAAGTGAACAGGTGCGCAGATGTGGCAATGCAGTATGCCCACCGATACCTGCGGCACTGGTCAGAGCAAATTTGCCAGAATTGTGTGTTGCAGAGCGGATGCCAAATATGCAGATAGAAGCAGAACAGACCGGACAGCTCCGGTTTGCGTAAACCTTAAATTTTTCGGAGGTGTTGCCATGATACAGACAGCAGAAGATAAAGCGAAAGAGTACTGCCAGTGCATCCGCAGAGAAATAGAACACTGGAAAGTTATCAATCAGAACGGGTGTAATGATCCGTTCTGGTCAGATGGCTGCAACATGAATCTGACACGGAAACATATCATTTATTATCAGTCAAAGATCCGCGAGGCCTGCACAGAAAATCAGTTGCCATTACCGGAGGAATGTTATTTTTCCATACCGCCGGAAGTGGACAATAATTATATGGCGAATCTTAAGCAGAAACCACGGGTTGAGAGATTATGCCAGTTGGGAAGAATCACAACCGGACACGCTTATCAGTACGACGAGAACCAGATGAGTTTATTTTAGAACCAGATAACAAAACCTTGCAATCATCATACCACCTCCCGTAATAGTATATGCTGCGGAGGTGGGAGATGATATGGAAAGAGAGGGGCACAGATGGATTGGAATTATGACATGGACAGTTGTCCGTTAGATACAAAGGTTTTCTTATTGTCAGCAAACGACAACCTACTTTTGCCACAGCGTGAATTTGTTGGCACTCTTATGCGCAAAGGACATTCTGTTACAAGAGGTAAGTGCTTTAGTGGAGATCCAGAGTATTTTTATAGAAGTAAAATTGTTGCGTGGAAGAAATATAATGCAGAAAGAGAGGAATAATTGCATGAAGTATACGGTAGAACTGACAGAAAACGGAATTAATGAAACATTGGAATTGAATGGAATAACTTACAGAAAAGAATGGACAAGGTTGGAAAATGGTTTACTTCAGTGCTCACAGAAAGATTTCTCGGAGCAGATGAGAGAGAATGGACATGATGGAGACCTTATAGAGAGAGTAGCAGAAGTATTTGACAGCTTTTTGGCAGGAGACGTAGATGATATCAGGGATTGTTATGATTAAGGAGAACGTGTAATTATGCTCAATAGCAAGGTATATACAAAAAAGTGCGTGATCTGCGGAAAAGAATACAAATCAATATCAGTCAGAGCACTTACCTGTGGGAAGCAGTGCCGGAATGAGTACCACAGAAGAAAATATAGAGAAAAGAGAAGTATTAAAACGTGCAATAACAATAGCATCAGTGAAGTTTTGGAAAAGGCACGTGAAGCCGGAATGAGTTATGGAAAATATGTGGCAATGATGGACGGTACACCGAAGATCTGGCAGGGAGAAGAATAAAATATTGGAGGATAGTGGCTTATGAAGTTTTCAAAACTGACTAAGCCAGAGCTTGAAACAATTATTGAAAACGCCAATTTCACGGAGCAGGAAGAAGAAATATTTTATCTTCTTGCCCGTGGACTTATTTCAAAAGAAATAGCCATGAGACTATGCGTATCAACAAGAACAGTGGAAAGAAGAATTTTTGATATTAAACAGAAAGTAAAAAAGTTAGAAGGTGAGTTAAACGGGAAATCTTTCAAATAGTGAGTTGTTGAATATTGCCATCGAAAATGGTATTATCAACATAGACACCATTCAGAAAAAAATTGAAATGAACGAAAGGAAAAAATTTATTGAAAAACACACTTACAGCATTTGGCAAGGAAAAGATGGAAAGTTTTACACATATTTGCCAGATGAAGATAATAAGAGAGGAAAGAGACTTGTAAAGAGAACATCTGAAAAAGCAATTGAAGATGAAATAGTAAAGTTCTATAAAGCTAAGGAGGATGAACCTACAGTTATTCAGGTATATTCTAATTGGATTTCTGAAAAACTTGAATATGGTGAAATAACAAGACAGACAAAGGACAAGTACGAGACAAATTTTAAAAGATTTTTTGAAAATAAGTATTTGCCGATTGCAAATAGAAAAATCCGGTACATTGATGAAGAAATATTGGAATCATTCATAAAAACAGCTATTTCAAAACTGGAACTTACGCAAAAAGCTTATTCTGATATGCGGATATTGATTAACGGAATTTTCAAATATGCAAAGAAAAAACATTATACCAGCCTGAGCATAACCAGTTTTATGGGTGATTTGGAAATTTCGGAAAAGTCATTTAAAAAGAACCATAAGTCAGACTGCGAATTGGTATTTTCTAAGGATGAGGAACTTTTAATTGAACGATTTGTAATGGAAGATGAGCCTACATTGATAGAACTTGGCATTATTTTGGCATTTAAAACAGGATTGAGAGTTGGGGAAATATCTACCCTCTCATGGTCTGATGTCGGAGAAAATAAGATACATATATCAAAGACAGAAATAAGATATAGAGATGATAATGGCAAATATGTATTTGATGTTCAAAATTTTCCTAAAAGTGATGCCGGGTTTAGAGATGTTATAATTACCGCAGATACCAAAGAACTTATGAGAAAAATAAAAATGCTCAATCCATTTGGGCAATATATTTTTATGAAAAACGGTAAACGAATAAAAGGTCAGGCATTTACAAGGCGGCTATATGTGATATGTGATAGAATAGGAATTGGTGAACGTTCAATTCACAAGGCAAGAAAGACATATGCAACAAAGTTGATAGATGGAAATGTTCCAGAATCGGTAATAAAAACACAAATGGGGCATACAGATATCAGAACAACTCTCGATCATTACTATTTTAATAACAAGACAGAGAGTGAAATGCAGGAATATATTGCAAAAGCATTATCAATGTAAAAGGTAACACGAGGTAACACCTTTGGAGATAAAGAAATTCAGTATTTATGCGGGTTTGAGAGAATTTATACCGAGTTCGAATCTCCCTTCCGCTACTTCAAGACCTCAGAGATTCTGAGGTCTTTTGTTGTATACCGGCAAAATTTTTTATATAATAAGTTTATGATACGAATCCTATACAGGCAGAATTCAATTTTACTTTTAAAGATGCAGGAGAGGAGAACT